GTGTCCGACTAAATTGCGACTTTTCAGATACTTATGAGGGGCACTGTTGCAATTGGCAGTTTTACTGTTGCATTTTCTGTATTTGCAAAAATTTTTGCAACGGATACGCAACGTCATAGGGTCTGAAAGGGTCGTTTTCGAGTCGTTTTACTGTCGCAATTAACAATTCTTAACAATGGGGTTGGTAAGATAAAAGCCTGTAACTTTGATAGTTACAGGCTTTTTCTGGTGATGTACGTGGGTACATTCGCGGAAAGACAGGTACTCTACCACATTTTTCCACTTTCTCGCGCTTATTTCTACACCGAAGCATATCACTGATTTATTGTTTTCTTCCATTATTAAAACTTGCATACACTTTCACACAATATCAATTTTCTGCCCCACTTTTTGCCCCACGATTATTTTTAACAGATTCATCACCATCTACCCCAAATTTTTCTATTCGGTTGAAAGCGGTCATAGCGGAACGTCTAACATCATCCGCAATATCAAGGTAAGGCTTCATCGTTGCGTAATCTGAATGACCAGTCCATTTCATCACGATATTGGTAGGAATACCAAGCATGATGGCATTGCAGACAAAAGTACGCCGGGCGCAGTGTGTTGACAGAAGTTCATATTTCTTATACGTCTTGTCATATCGTTTTGTTCCTTTATACCTCGTTATGGTAATTGGCGCATCGATTCCACAAATCTTACCCATCTCTTTAAGGTAATCATTCATCTTCTGATTGGTAATAACCGGCAAAGCCTTGTCATCGGGGAATGGAATATCAGCATACTTATCCAGTATGGCGCGTGAATACCTATTAAGTTCTATCGTCAGAGAGTCATGCGTCTTGATGGTGGTGATATGAATTTCAGTATCCGTGATGTTTGACCGGCGGAGATTATAAACATCGGAATACCTTAAAGACGTAAAACAGCAGAAACAGAAAACATCCCGGACTTGTGAAAGATAGTTTTTTTGACCGAAATCAAAATCATACACTTTCATCAGTTCATCCTTAGTAAGAAAGATGACAGGTTTCTCAGCCGTTTTTAACTTCACTTTCTGATATAGGAAAGGTGAAGCATCGCAATAGCCATGCTCCTGCGCCCATCTCAAGAATACTTTTACAAATGCAATATCATTCTTGATGGTAGTATTGGCAAGACCTTTATTCTTGAAATTGTCAAGAACTTTCCCAAAATGCTCAATGAAAAGATTGACTCCACCTTTAATAATGTCATTCAATGATAATTTAGGCGATATACTGCGAAGATGTTTTCTTATGGTTCTACATTTTACCAGAGTTCCCTCACTCCATCGTCCGCTTGTAGTACCATCCTTAATAAATTCATCATATATCTTAAAGAGCGGTTCATCGGCAGGATTAGCTTCCTTTTCTTTTTCAATGTATTTTTCAGGATTAACCTGTCTGTCGTATGCTTCCGAAAACTCTTCTTTTGTTGGTATGTGGTCAGCTTCTTCAAAACGCATAAAGATGGAGTTAATCAAATCCTCCATATCTTGTAGGTCTTTGTTTATAACTGATGCCGGTGTCTTATTCTTTCCATGTGTGCTTTTCGCCTTGCAGCGTTGTATTGATTTCTCCCAGTTATCAGGATTGACATTGTGATTTACACTCAAGCGCACACGTTGACCCTGCCAGACGATAACACACCTTACGCGACCCTCCGGCTTCTTATTCTTCTTTTCCGCTGTTTCCGGTTTCTTCTTTACTTCTACACCAAAAGATATACTACGCTTGATTGCTATCATAGACCTTACACCTTATTTATATCATTCGCCTGTGGATAGATGTAGCCAAGCACGTAAAACATCCTGCTGACCGAATCAATGGGGATTTCAAAAGGCTCATAAATCATTTTCCCGTCCGGATATGTAGCACAGTTTGAAGAATACAAAGCGATGTGAGCATTATCCTTTCCTTTCTGCAACCTTTTTACTGTAACAAATTCATTAGTTTCTATAAGGTAGTTATTGCCCGGTATTAACAACTTCATATCCATTACGCGCTTCATAACAAGTATGCAGCCTACTGGATACTCAGCCATGCTATCACTTGTATTCCTAATAGCTATTTCCGCTTTGGGAAAACAAGACCCCACATTTATATAGTCTGGAGAAGATTTGCTATCGGTTATTTCTTCAACCGAATTGAACATTGCAATCATCCCCTCTGCTTCTTTATGCGTCATCGGCCCACTCTCAAACATTAGCCATTCCTTGCGTATCTCAGGAAATGCCTCAATAATCTTGTTGGCAAGTTTCATGCTTATACCATGTCGGCCTCCCCGGATGTCTGTAAAAGTTTGCGCAGAAGCAATCCCCACTTTATCTGCAAGGTCTTTCCACGTTAATCCGGTCATTTGCTGGATTTCGATAAGTTTTTCTCCGTCAGTCATAATGTTAACGATTGTTAAATACTGATTTTACTATTGCTTCAATCAGTATTTTGTTGTACTTTTGCAGTGTCAATACTGATTAACTACTTAATCAATCAATGTAAAAACAATGATTAAATACTTAATCGGCATTACAGATGCAAAGTTAATACTTATTTTTGAAATAAGCCAAATGGAACAGAGAAAAATTAAGCGTGGCGACCGATTGCAAGTTGCTCTTTTAGAGTTGAATGTGGGGGAATCAGTAAAAGTACCTTACCGGCACTATTCTGAAAACTCTATACGGTCAACTGTAACGCAACTCAAGAAAGGCAGCGAAGACCCTATTGGGTATGATATAGATGCGCGGTCTAACGTAGCCGCCATTATAACACGTACTCAGTAATTATGGAAAATGTAGGAACATTTACTATTGGTCTTGACACCCCTATTCATCTGCTGACACCCCGACAATTATTTGAAATGTTGGGCGAATGGCAAGCAAAGACAAAACAAGTAGAAGAAAAACCCCAGAAGCCTGAGCGATGGTATGCAAATAGCATTGGTGAACTTGCTGAAATCCTCGGAACATCGGAATCAACAGTCTATCGTATGAAAGCAAACGGAGTGCTTGATGACTGCATCAGCCAATATGGGCGATGGATGATGATAGATGTAAACAAGGTGTTTGAGAAGTTCAAGCTATCCAACAGGCGTAGGAAAAAGAAATAGGATGAGCCAAGAGAGGCAGTCCTTTGGCGAAAGCCATAAACATCAACATTCTAACGCCCGGTTTATGCAAGCAGCCGGGCAACTTGAAGACATAGCGAAAATTGGTAGGCGCATCACTTATTCAACATAAAGCCCGTAGTCGGGAGGTGCCGAGTGGATAAGGAAGTATGGTAGGCGATACAATGTGGGTTCGACTCCCACTGTCTTCACTAATGCAAGGCCGGAAGCAGTAAGACGGCATTAAAAAACATTCTTCATTATGATAGAAGAAATTCAGGGATATGAGGTCGCCCGTCTGAATGACCCTACGCCAGCGCAGTTGGTTGAAACCATCGACCATTCGGAACGCGCAAACATTGATATGCAGGTAGCAACTGCGCATCAGTATCCACGAAGCATCAGCCGTTGCGTGAACAATTCTATCGCCATAGCAACGATGGATATGGAAACGGCACAGTCGTGCGGATATGCTCTCCCCCGTGGTGGCAAACCTATTACCGGCCCATCGGTGCATCTTGCAAAAATTATCGCACAGCAATACGGCAATATGCGAGCCGAGGCGCGTGTGGTTAATGTGACCGCGACACAGGTCGTTTCACGCGGCACCGCTTGGGATTTGGAAAACAACTATGCCGTAGCCTTTGAGGTGCGTAGGTCTATCCTTACTTCAAAAGGTGGTCGTTTTTCGGAAGACATGATAACCGTTACTGGCAATGCGGCAAATGCAATCGCTTTTCGTAATGCGATTTTCACCCTTGTACCTAAAGCTATCACCGACAAGGTGTATAAGGCAGCGCAGAATCTTATCACGGGTGATTTATCTGACGAGGAAAAACTCGTCAAGCGTCGCGCAGGTGCAATCAAGCATTTCAATGATATGTACGGCATATCAGAGGAAGAGGTTGTCAAGTTGTGTGGCAAGCATACCATCAATCAGATTCAGGCAAATGAAATTGCCCTATTGCTTGGAATCGTTCAGTCACTCAAAGACGGTGATACAACCATTGAAGAGGTGATGGCTCCTATTCGGAATAGCAAGGAAGCAAAATCAAGCAAGCTCAACGACATTGCCAGCCGTGCAGCCAAAGGCAAAAACAAGCAATCTGCCCCGGCTGAATCAGAACAGCCGCAGAACGCCCCCACTGAACACGTAGATGAAGAAACGGGCGAAGTGAAAGAAGATGGCATTTTCTCAGCACCCAACCCTGAAATTTAAGTATCATGGCAAATATAAACTTTAATCAGGAACAGCGCAGTTTGGACTGGTACCGCGCTCGCTTAGGCTACATTACCGGTAGTCAGGTAGGTTCGCTTATGAAAAGCGGACGTGCAAAGGATAAGGTTTTCAGTGAAACCGCTCTGACATACCTTTATCAACTTGCAGGGGAACGCTCCCTTAATCCCGAAATCGTGAAAGATGACAATATGTTTTCTTTCTACATCGACACCACCACATCAACCTCTAAGGCTATGCGCTTCGGCACTGAGCAGGAGGAACACGCCCGAAACACATATATACAAATCACCGGGCGCGAAGTCAAGGAGGTGGGTCTTTGCAAGCATCCCAAAATCCCATTTTTGGCTTCATCGCCTGACGGAATTACAAGCGATAAAAACGAGGTGGGTTGTGTAGAAATCAAATGCCCCACATTGTCAACTTATAGCAAATATGTTGCTGAAATCCACGATAACGAATCACTGAAAAAAGTCAATCCTGACTATTTCTACCAGTGCCAGAACCACATGGCTTGCACCAACACCTCTTTTTGCGACTTCATTGCCTTTTGTCCTTTTGTGGAGAATCCTATCCACATTGTACGCATCACACGCGATAATGACGAAATCGCCCTCATTGAGGAACGTGTCGCACTTGCAGAAGACGTAATCAAAGCAAACTATTCACAACTTAATCCCCAAAGAGCATAATCATGGCAGATAACAACACTTTTCTTACGGGCAGCATTTGTCTTACTGACATACCCGTAAGCCAGATGAAAAAAGTAATGTGCAAAGACGGTAAGGAACGTGTGTTTCTTAATGTCGCAATCTTCGCAAAGAAGCAGCCTCAGACTTTTGGCGACCGCACATATACCCACTTTATATCCTGCGCACCTAAGAAAGAGGAGCGCATAGAGGGTGAAAACTACATCATGGGCGACCTTGAAACAAGGTCATCCAAACCTCAGACACCGACAACGGAAGACGTTGCAAATGCTCCCAGCTTCGCACCAAACGAAAAACCAGACCTACCATTCTAAGAATCACTTTCACTCGGCTATATCGTGGCAAACCCACGGTATAGCCATAAATAAACATAGAATGAACTCAGCTTTATTAACTGATGGCTATAAATTAGACCATCGCAGACAATATCCGGCAGGAACGGAATATGTCTATTCAAACTGGACTCCACGCAGTAACGAGTATCTCAAGGAAGCCGAAGATGGTGCAGTGGTGTTCGGTATTCAGTATTTCATCAAGAAATATCTGATAGAGAACTTCAATCGCCACTTCTTTAACAAGCCGGAAGATGAGGCAGTCGCATCATTCAAACGCCGCATCGATACATTTCTTGGCAAGAATGAGGTCGGCAAGGAACATATAAGGGAGCTTCATAAACTTGGCTATCTGCCTATCAAGATGAAATCACTCCCGGAGGGTTCTATATGCCCCATTCGTGTGCCGATGGTCACAGTTATCAACACAAACCCCAAATTCTTCTGGCTTACCAATTATTTGGAAACCATCATGTCTTGTGAGTTCTGGCTCCCAATGACATCAGCCACTATCGCCCGTATCTACCGCAAGGAACTTGAACGTCATGCCGAAAAGACCGGCTTCACACCTGACGTTAATCTTGGTTTTCTGTGCCACGATTTTTCAATGCGTGGAATGGCAGGTCTTGAAGCCGCTATTACAAGCGGTATGGGTCATCTGACATCATTCGTAGGCAGTGAAACACTCCCGGCTATTGATGCGGTAGAAGAATACTACAACGCAGATGCGGAAAAGGAAATCATCGCAATGACTGTACCAGCATCGGAACATAGCGTTATGTGTGCCGGTGGCAAAGATGATGAAATCGGCACATTCAAAAGGTTTCTTACTGAAATCTATCCCACAGGCTTTTGCAGCATCGTAAGCGACACATGGGATTTATGGCAAGTCGTTACTGACTTCTTGCCACGCCTCAAGGACATCATAATGAATCGGGATGGTCGTTTGGTCGTTCGCCCCGACAGTGGAAACCCAGTAGATATTATCTGTGGTGTCAATCCGGAAGACTGCGTTGAAATCAATGGTAAAGAGTACCATATCCCCGGTGTAATGAGGGATGCGCAGTATTCTGAATCAATTCAAGATGCTATCAGATGCTATCCTAATGACCCTGTTTATATGGCGATGGAAGTATCACCTGCTGAAAAGAAAGGTGTGTATGAACTTCTGTGGGATATATTCGGTGGAATTACCAACGAAAAGGGTTACAAAGTCCTTGATACCCACATCGGAGTCATCTATGGGGACAGCATCACTATCGAACGTCAGAAAGAAATCTATCGCAGACTTGAAGCAAAAGGTTTTGCAGCCACAAATCTCGTTTTGGGAATTGGCTCTTATACCTATCAATATCGCACCCGTGATAGCCTCGGCTTCGCTATGAAAGCAACATGGTGTCAAGTGAATGGCGAACCGCGAGAAATCTTCAAATCGCCCAAAACTGATAGTGGAATGAAGAAGTCACTCAAGGGGCTTATCCGCGTTGACAAGGACGAAAACGGCAAATTCTATGCTACCGATTGTGTAAGCAAAGAACAGGAAGCAGGTGGTTGCCTTGAAACCGTCTTTGAAGACGGAAAGCTCGTAAAAGAAGTTTCATTTTCAGAAATCCGTGAAAGACTATGTTAATAGATGGTATGCAGGTAATCAACATTACCAATCAGACCGGGTGTAAAATCACCACATTTCCCGATGGGGAAAAGCACGTCACAGTTGATGAACTGAACCGCAGAATCCCAGTGTCAATCTTTTGCCGTATAGCTTGTGCAGATGACCTTTTCTGCCTTATGCAAGTTGCTGATGTTGTCAAGCGTCAGGAAATGATTATTGACAACCTTTTCATTGGCTACCTTATGACAATGAGATGCGACCGCCTATTTGACATCAACCGCCCGTTTTCGCTTAAACTGGTTGCGAACATCATCAATGATATAGGCGCAAAGCGTGTAAACATCGTGGAACCTCATTCAATGGCTTCTATGCTACTTATAAAGGATTCTGTCGGCATCCTTTCTACCGCTGAGTTCTTTATCAGAGAGATTCGTAATTCAAAGGAAAGGAATCTTGATGTAGTGCCGGTTCTACCTGACAGCGGTGCAGTAAGCCGATACCGGTTAATGATGCCCTATGTAGTTTGCAACAAAGAGCGTGACCCGGAAACAGGTAAACTACTGTCATTTTCTGTAAACGCAGGGGATGTGGATTGCAAAAACAAAGATTTGGTTCTGCTTGATGACCTTTGCGATGGTGGCGGAACTTTTGTAGGTCTTGCACCTAAACTCCGCGAACTTGCCCCGAAATCCTTATCGCTTCTTGTTACCCACGCTATTCAGCTTGAGGGTATCAAGAAAGTTGCCGAAGCCTATGATAATGTGTTTATCACTAACTCCTACAAGGAGTGGGAAGATGAGCCATTACCCGAAAATGTAACCGTCTTTAAGGTCTTCAAATGAAAGGATTCTTTAGAAGATGGAAACGTAAAAAGTCAGAAGCACCTGCCAATCCTAAACCAGTTGCTCAATTCAGTGTGACCATTTATAAGGATTGTGCCGAATTTCACATTGATGGTGACGAGGTTAAGATTGGTAGTGCGCTTGTGACTCTCCTACTGAATAATCAGTATGCCCACAAGATTATTATTAACTCTGTCATTTCAGCGGAAAAGGAGCGTGAAAGACAACGTGCCTATGCTGAAATGATGGCAATAAATCTGAACTAATATGTTTTTTGAAGCAAAAATCAAAGTAGAAAAGACCCTTGATAGTGGTGAAGTAAAGGAAGTTACGGAGCATTTCATTCTGGATGCAGAACTGTTTGGCGAAGCGGAAAAGATTATGTTTGAGGAGTATCCCAATCATAAGGTTGATGTTTTTGCCATCTACCGTAGCAAAATCCGGGAAATAATCAATCAGAAAGAAGATGACAAGCCTTTCTTCAAGGCTACCGTTATAGACATCTTTACAGATGAAGTGACCGGCAAGGAAAAGGAAACGAAATATGAAATCCTTGTATGCGCTGAGAGCGTGGCAGAAGCGACCGCCATAACCAATGAATATCTCAAGCAAGGATATGACCTGCGTCTGGACGAAATCAAGCGTGTTAAAATCGTCGATTATATCCAATATAAGCCGGCAGCATAATCAGTCATCGCCATGAACCCAAGTCAATCCGAAATAGGTTGGATACGCCTTTATCGTAAGATAACGGAATGGCGATGGTATGGTGTGCCTAATATGATGGCTGTGTTCATCCATCTACTTATCAGCGCGAACCACAAAGACGGATATTGCTACGGATTTGAGGTTAAGAGGGGTCAGCTTCTGACCTCTCAAGCTAAGATAATGGAACGGATAGACATCAAGCGTGGTGCATTACGTGAATGTTTGGATAAGTTAGTGGCATCAGGTGAAATCGTCATTGTTACAACCAACAAACATTCACTAATAACTATTTGCAATTATGATAGTTATCAAGGCGGTGAGGACAATTACAACCAACAAACCGCCAACAAACCGCCAACAGAAAACCGTCAGACCGTACCTCAAGACATACCTCAATCCGACCCTCCAACCGCCACAAACAATAATAATAAGAATAAAAAGAATGATAAGAATGAAAGAATGGAAGAAGAGGAAAAAGAGAGTAAAACTCTCCAAAAGGCGAAAGAAGATTTTGATGCTTTTCGCAAAGCATATCCCGGCACTAAGCGAGGATTGACTACGGAATTTGAAAATTTCAAGCGAAAACATAAAGACTGGCGCGATGTAATCCCGCTTCTGCTCCCTGCGGCTAAGGCGTATGCTGAACAGACAAGGGGAACACCAAAAGAATATATCAAGCATCTCCAGACGTGGATAAATAACCGCTGCTGGGAAACCGAATATCAACCCAATAAACAACCCATCTATGGAATCAATAGACCTTATCAACCAAATGGTGTATCTCCAGCCGACAATGGCCTCAAGATGCCAGACGGAAGTCAAATCCACTAAGGCGTTGTTTCTTGACTGCATAAAGTCATATTGCAAGGATTTCGTTGTGGATGACAGAAACAAGCAAGTCGTTACCGACCTCTTTCATTGGTGCATCCGTGATAAGAAAGGCGCATATAATCCTGAAAAGGGATTGTGGATATATGGCAATATCGGTACAGGCAAAAGCACCCTGATGAAAGCCATCCTGCTATTCGTCACAAAGTATTGGCTTCGGGATAGCGGTGAGGGTGTAAAGCCTAAATGGGTTAATGTACCAACATTCTGTGGAACATACGCCACTGACGGATTTTCGGTGTTTGATTCAATCCCTATGGGTTTTGATGAATTGGGTACTGAAATAGCCCCTACAAACCACGTAGGCAATAAACTGAACGTTGTGGCGCATCTGATAAATACTATCTACGACAACAGAAGTGACATCCCTAAAATTATAACTACCAACAGTTCATTATCCGGAATACTCAGTCTTTATGGCCCAAGAACAGTTGACCGAGTGGCACAACTTTTCAATCTTGTGGAACTGAAAGGAATGTCAAGGCGTGGCACTGAGGATATTTGGAAAATGATTCAAAAAGAACAAAACAAAGACAAGGAGTAACAATCTCTATGAAATCTTATAGCGACTTTGGTATAGACATCCCATCTGGACGCAATAGCGGCAAGATAAAAATGATATGCCCTAAATGCCATGAGCAACGGAAGAATAAGCGAGATAAAAGTTTATCCGTTGACTTGGATAAGGGCGTATGGCACTGCCATTATTGTAGCTGGAGCGGAACTATTCACGTTGGTGAAAGGTCGCATGATGCTCCGAAGAAAGAATACCGCAGACCAACACCACGCCCCATCACCACACTTTCACGCAAATTAGTTGATTGGTTCAATAGTCGTGGTATTTCGGAAAGCACCCTCAAGAAAATGAAAATAAATGAGGGTGAACATTTCATGCCTCAGAAAGGTAAGAAGATGAATACCGTACAATTCAACTATTATCTGAATGGCGAACTTATCAACGTTAAGTATCGCACAGGGCAAAAGGATTTTATGCTTGAAAGCGGTGCGGAACTGATACCTTACAATCTTGATGCCATCACCGGTGAAAGCGAGTGCATTATCACTGAGGGCGAGATGGATTGCCTTTCATTCGTGGAAATCGGAAAGGCAAATTGCATAAGCGTACCCAATGGAGCGAATAGTAATCTATCATATCTTGATGACTTCATTGATGGATGGTTTGAAGATAAGGAAACAATCTATATAGCCTCAGATACCGATACTAAAGGACTGCAACTTCGCGATGAACTTATTCGTAGATTTGGTGCAGAACGATGCCGAGTGATAACTTATGGCGATGATTGTAAGGATGCCAACGAACATCTACAAAAATACGGTAAGGAAAGTCTTGAGAAGTGTCTTCGTGATGCAAAGGAAGTAAAGGTAGATGGAGTATTCTCGCTGAATGATTACGAGGAGGAACTTGACTCAATCTATAAAAATGGTCTGAAAAAGGGTTTTCTTGTAGGTCATCCCAATCTTGATGCTTTAATCAGCTTTGAAACCAAGCGACTCGCTATCGTGACCGGCATACCGGGTAGCGGTAAATCGGAATTTATCGACGAGATGTGTGTGCGTCTGAATATTCTTTACGATTTCAAGGTCGGTTTCTTCTCACCGGAGAATATGCCGATGGAATATCATGCCGTCAAATTGATTGAAAAGTTATGTGGAAAGAAACTGCAAGCCTATTCTAACAGTGATGAGAATATCACTCTAGACCAGTACTCAAATGCCAAGTCTTATTATCGGGATAACTTCTTTCATGTTATGCCGGAAGACGGATATACAATAGACAACATTCTGGCAAAGGCTAAATATCTTGTAAGACGCAGGGGCATAAGAATCTTCGTTCTTGACCCATTCAACCGAATAGAGCATGAGCAATCCAGCCGCGAATCGGAAACCCAATACATATCACGGGTTCTTGACCGGATGTCATCTTTCGCAATCCAGAACGACATTCTTTTTGTGTTGATGGCACACCCCACAAAAGTGCGCAAGGATAACGGAAACGGTGGAATCCCTACTATGTATGACATCAATGGTTCGGCTAACTTTTTCAACAAGGCTGATTATGGTATCATTGTGCATCGCGAGCGTGATGAAAGTAAGAACTACACGCTTGTAAGGGTGGAAAAGGTAAAGTTCAGACATCTCGGTCAGCCGGGTGATGCTACTTTCAAGTTCAACGTCATCAATGGTAGATATATACCGTGGAAGCAAAGCGATGGTATAGTCGTGAATTTCAAAGCTGATATGGTAGATATGATAAAGCAGAAGCAGAATGATGAAATCACCATACCTCAGACTCAGATAGAATTGCCGTGGAATAATCTGCCAAGTTCGCCACCATTAACACCTTTCTCCCAGACAACATATAATCCTGACCCGGATTTCCCATTTGGGCCGACTGACCCAGATGAACCATTACCATTCTAAATCAAAAACAAATGAAAGATATAGAACTTTTTAATGACCATTTTCAGAACTTCAAGGGTTATGGCATACCCAAAGCGCAGTTAATCATTGCAGATGTGCCATACAATCTTGGAAACAACGCATACGCCTCTAATCCGAAATGGTATAAGGATGGGGATAACAAGAATGGTGAAAGTGAATTAGCTGGTAAGCAATTCTTTGATACCGATAAGGATTTTCGCCCGGCTGAGTTCATGCACTTTTGTTCGCAAATGCTTGTAAAAGAGCCAAAGGAAACCGGGAAAGCACCTTGCATGATTATCTTTTGTGCGTTCAATCAGCAGATGTATTTCATTGAATTAGGGGAACGCTACGGTTTCAAGAATTATATACCATTGGTTTTTCGTAAGAACTATTCGCCACAAGTACTCAAGGCAAATATGAAGATTGTCGGTAATTGTGAGTATGGCATTTTGCTTTATCGTGATAAACTCCCCAAATTCAACAATGATGGGCGAATGGTTTTCAACTGCATGGATTGTCCGCGTGATACGAAGACACCAAAAATTCATCCTACGCAGAAATCAGTGCCGTTGCTTGAGCAACTTATCCGTATCTTCACAGACCCCGGCGATGTTGTCATTGACCCGTGCGCCGGCAGTGGAACTACATTGCTCGCAGCCCGAATGTGTGGACGTAGGGCTTACGGATTTGAAATAAAGAAGAATTTTCATGCGGATGCAATCAATCTTCTGAACACCTATAACCCTCCTTTGTCGATGTTTGATGTTGCCGACTTGGACGCGAAAAGGGCAAAAGGAAAACAACATAAACAATCAACACTCTTTCAGGATGAACCCCAAAAGTAACATCATTCTTGGCGATAGCTTTGAATTACTGAAATCGATGGCAGACAAAAGCGTTGACCTTGCCCTATGTGATTGCCCTTACGGAATCGACATTTGCTCAAGTGGCAGATTGATTAAGGAAAAAGGCCGACAATATAAGGCTTGGGATAAACAAGCCCCATCAACGGAATTTTTTCAAGAGCTTTTAAGAGTCAGCAAGAACGCCATCATTTTCGGTGCAAACCATTTCATTGAACGTATCCCCATCAATTCAAAATGCTGGATTGTGTGGGATAAGGAACAGCCGGAAGCACTGTCTTTCGCTATGTGTGAACTTGCGTTGACAACCTTTGACCGCTCCGCAAAGATATTCAGATATAGCGCAGCACGTCAGAACGTAAAGGAAACTCGCATACATCCGACCCAAAAGTCGGTAGCATTATATGGCTGGATATTCAGAAACTTTGCAAACCCCGGTGATTTAATACTTGACACCCATTTAGGCAGTGGAAGCAGTCGTATCGCTGCCTATCAGATGGGATTGGATTTCATCGGTTGTGAAATTGACCCTGAATATTTTTCAGCGCAAGAAGATAGATTCAAGCAGGAATGTATGGGCGTAACCCGTAGGGGAGATAAGATATTCACCCAATATAACCTTTTCAACGAAGACCAAAATGGAGAAGATAACAGTATTTGAAGCCTTTGCCGGATATGGCAGTCAGTCTATGGCATTGGAAAAACTCAAACAAGACATAGGACTGGATTATGAAGTCGTAGGCATCAGCGAGATAGACCCAACCGCCATCAAAGCCTATTATGCAGCGCGTGACCCTGAACTTACCTCGCGTTGTGATACGGTTTTTGACTTGGAAAATGTAATCCGGGGGGGGTATCAACCACCGAAAGAACTTGTAGAAAAGTATCCCAACTATGGGGATATTACACTTTTAAACTGGGAGGAAGTCCCGGATTTCAATCTTTTTACCTATTCATTTCCCTGCACCGACATCAGCAATGCCGGGTTGCAGAAAGGACTTGCCGAGGGGTCTGGAACCCGTTCATCACTTCTATGGGAGTGCGCAAGGGCAATAGAATTGAAACGCCCCAAATATCTCTTGATGGAAAACGTCAAGGCACTCGTCAGCGACAAATTTATGCCCGATTTCAAGAAATGGGCAAAATACTTGGAAAACCTCGGTTATTCAAATCACTATCAGGTACTGAACGCAAAAGATTATGGTGTGCCGCAGAACCGCGAGCGCGTCTTTATGGTCAGTATCTTAGGCGAAGCCATATACTATTTCCCCAAACCATTCAAGTTAGACCGCCGCCTCAAGCACGTATTGGAAACAGACGTGGATGAGAGCTACTATCTGTCTGATGAAAAGATTCAGGCAATAATCGACCATTGCGAGCGCAAGCAAGCAGAGGGTTGTGGCTTCAAGACGAACTTCCAAACCGGGGGTATTGCGGAACAATCACAGGCAATTATGGGCAACGAGAAACTGACACTTACATCAGAGAATGAAGATGGGATTATCGTTGTGGGTAAAATGAACAATTCACAGGACGGAAAAATCGTGGATGCAGATGGCATAGCACCGACACATACAAGCGGACACGGAAACTGCCCTAAAGTATTAGTAAATACCCCACCCAAAACAATTTGTCTGAACTCAAAGGATGAAACAGGAAAACAACCGAGTATCCATGACCGGGTATATGACAGTAATGGAATAGCAACCGCACTGACTACCGGGTGGCATCCTTGTGTTACCGAATACCCAAACAATCAAGATAATGATTAAAAATCGCCATTTACCCCCCCGAAATAGTCTTGATAGGTAATATAATGCCGTCAGGACATCGTGCCGGAAACGTATTTGACCCTAATGGAATATCTCCAACCATTATGGATAATCATGGCTACCCGGCTTTCGTGATAGAAAAAATTAAAAATGAAGATATGAATCAGCTCATTCAAGTTGCACAGATTTATGACAAGGAAAAGAATCCCACCAATGGCAGGGTTTATGACCCTTGTGGTATATCGCCAACACTGACAACTCCGACTGGAGGTAATTCGATGCCGCTGATAATGACAATGGAAGAAAACGTAATGAACTCACGCCTGAAAGAAATGCTTGAAGATGGTCAAATCCCATTTATGGATGGTCTTTGGATTGATACCTACAACAAGGGTGTTAATCCAAACGTAGCCGGAACACTCAGAACGACCATTGATAGCGCAAATATGCACTATGTTATGGAACAGATACCTTTCAACACAGCCGACAACGGATTAGCCTATACAATCACTACTCGTTATGGCGCGATGTGCGCGAGCAATCTGATTGATGGAAATTTCCCTATGACCGGCATCTTAACAATCGACAATCCAACAGAAGAAATGAAACGACAAATTGAAGACGGAATCCTTAACTTTGACAAAGGTATGCCGAAACAGTCAACTGCTAAGTCTTGTGCAATGCGAAGACGTGGCACTGAGGGTGCTTATCGTCAAGAAGTGGAAATTGGCGATGATATTGCCAATGCCTTGACTACCGTTCAGAAAGATTCTATGGTCTTTGAATCAGAAGACCCATCTATCATCTGCCTTATGCCATGGAATCGTCCGGGTGGCGATGTAGGCGACGTTTCGCCATCCATAACATCAAGTGCATGGGAACATAACAACTTTGTGAAATTGCCTAACCCAAGCAATCCTATGGTTATGGCAGACCCTCGCAAGAATTACGGAAAGTTTATGCCGTCATCTGAATCTTCTCCCACTCTTCTAAGTACGGATTATAAATCTCCGCATCTTGTAATGGAAGCGACACGGCAAAAGATGTCTTTTATAATCACACATACGGCTGAAAAGTTGCATATCATCGCCACTGCTTCATATTCAAAAGAAGTGGGTGTGACACTCAATCCTGATTTATGGGCATCATTGCACGAACTTCATAAAGGCAAAGAGGAAGCAAGGGATTATGAAACACGCTTCATAGAACGTGCTGTCAGAGGTGTGCATAAGAAATTAGGCACACAAACCCGTTTTCGCATCCGAAAGCTGACTCCGCGTGAATGTTATCGCCTAATGGATATGCCGGAAGAGAATATCGACCGTCTGCTTGCATCAGGCATTTCAAAATCCCAGCATTACAAATTAGCAGGTAATTCAATCGTAGTCGCTTGCCTTTACCACATCTTCAAAAATCTCTTCACAAATGAAATACCCCACAATCAACAACTTTCTCTCTTCTGATATTCTTGCCGGATGTCCTAATCCGATGTCGGAACTTGATAGCATAAGGGTCAGAGAGATGCTTCAAACCGAGGCTTTAAATATAGATAAACTATCTAACACCCCCCCCAATTTCATATCGCCCACTCTGTTTACCGGTATCCAAGTTAAGATGCGCGAACCGATGCGCGAGCGTGAGTTATCTACGGAAGAATTTCTGAATCTTTTTGAACGTCAGGAATCCTTGAGAATGGCATACATCCCTCATTTCATAACCCAATGCGTAGTCTATTATCTGGACTTGCTTGTAGCGTATGCAAGGGATAACCGACTTTCTGATTACAAGAAGCAGACACGTAGGCTAAGGGAAATAAAAGAAGAATATCTCACGGCACTCAAACATGAAATGCCGACTCATGTTTTTCAGAAGTTTCTTGACCAGCGCGATGAATACCTTGCAAGTTGTGGAGCTAATCTGAATTTGATGTATTTCACGTTCGGAAACCAGATTCTCAAGTATCACGGGCGCATTGAACACGAAAGTATCTTCTGCTATGCCAATATCATAGTCGCTTTCATAGACTATGTAGAAGACTTTGACCGACAGGTTAACAAGCGAATTGCTGAAAAACTTGGGATGCCTTGTCGGAATCATGGGGATGCAAGACTGACAGCTATCAAAAGTGTTTGTATGGCTATCAAGAATCAGTATCCCATAAAACCTAACGAGCAGACTAACCTCTGTGTAAACGTGATGGCAAATAAAGCCAGCGCAATGATAAATGATATGTTATAAACAACCCCATCATCAACAATATGGAAAAAACCATTATTGACATCATCGACAAGAAAGCCCAACGTCAATACCGTGGTATGACGGAAACAAAGCGTAAGGCTTACCGGGCAATGCTCTACGCAGGTACCCAGATAACCCAGAATGGGTGTTCAGTAAGGGATATTGCTCCTGAAATTGGATATTCTGAAAGCGGAACATCCAAACTTGTGCAGAAGTGGATAGAGCTTATGGAGAAAGGTGACATTACAGTAAATCTGATTATCACTGCTATTCATAAGTTACCGAGGAATAAGCGATTTCAACTTAAATCTGTGGAAAAAGTGGAAGATGCCCCCAAAAAGCCAATCGTGGCCGTCAAGGAAGAGCCGCAGATAGTTGAAAAGGTCATCGTCAAACCATCTAAGCCACGAGTTAAGAAAGTCCTCGGTTTTCTTATCACTCCAGAAGATGAAATGCGTGAAAGAGCTGCAATCAGAGCATCCATACTTTACTTTCAGAATTACGGAAAAGGCAGAGAACCACGTCTGAATGGTGAATACTATACACCCGGCACCAATCCAGATGATGCGCCAAAAGATGATAGTAAATGGTTGCCCCTTGATACAGCCGCCCTTTACTGTGGTTGTAAAGAGGAAGTTATCAATAGAGCCGGTCAGAATGGCATCATTGCAAGGCGTGTATATAGAAGCACCTCCAATCGTAAATACTACGAATATAAGATAGATGATTTAGACCAGTTTATACGTGACAATCATCTTCTTTAAGCCGTGAATAAAAGTGTCAGGTCAAAAGATCTTAAAGAGTGAATAAGAGTTAAAAGTTTTATTCGCTCGGCACTTTTATTTGCATAATTAAACTAATTGGTTTAACTTTGCGTTATAAAATATAGTAAATAATTTAATCAAATAATATATGAAGCAAGAGAAACCGCCTCAAGATGGTGTTGAGAAATGGGCTGAATGGCTTGATGCGCAGCCTAAGAAAACACGCCTGAATAATGAGCAAATGGATATTTTCATTGCTATGACAATGAAAGAAAATGATGTTGAAACGGATTCAGACGCATTGAAGCTTGTTGCCCCAAAACAACAAAACTATGCTTCTATGTTCTTCAACAGAGTAAAAGCCTGTCACACCTATACAGTCAGCGTGGCAGTTGCAATCTTTATGTCAACGCTTATCAAGCGACCCGGTGAAGCCGTAATCTATTCTAACTTTCTTCAATATAAAGCCTTTAAGATGGGCAAAAAGAGGATGACGATGCGTGAAATAGCGTTGATATGGGCTTGGGGATTTTTCTCTCAGGAAACCTTGCAACTGGCATGGGATAGACAGAAGTATGCCGGATGTTATGCTTCAAATATGCTTGACTCTTACGAAGCACAGAAATCCATTGAAATCGCAGATTGACTATGGCAAATAAAAAGCATAAAAGGAGAAAGAAAGGTCTATATCAGACCAATAAGGAAGCAAAGGTGCATGAAATAATAGAATGTCCTGTCTGCCATACCAAGTTTGAAAAGATTCAATGGATGCAGGCGTTTTGTTGCAGCCAATGCAAAGACAAGTTTCACAATATGCGATGCAAAGACCGGCACCGCTATTATGAACCAGAGGATGATAACCCATACGATAGTTTTTCAGATGAAGCTATGGATTTGGGAATTGCTGACTTTAATGATGATTAAAATGGATAAGAATCTATCATCACAAATGGCTTTGTCGATTGAGCAAATGCTGGAACTCCAAACGGTCGGTGTTGACATATCGGATACTCGTTTGGCGTGGTGTCCTTTATATAGTCAGGCACATCCAACTACACTTATTGGATATTACCTGATGGATAAAGATATTGCGGAATCCGACATCTGCGCAACCATCTGGCCTACTTATACGCTTGAGGATATAATGCTGAAAATGCCGCTCGCAGAAGTCAGGTATAATGAACTTATGCCGAAAGATAGGAACTGGGTTGCATCGGTATGTATGAAAGACCAACATTTTTTTAATAAGAGCCATGCAGATAAGACTCCTTTAGGGGCTGCGTTTTTGGCTTTGAAATGGATGGCAATAGCATATCCAGAAAAAATCATCATACTGCAAAACGACACCAACAAATGAAGTATTTTAGGATTGTTAAGGAGTCTCCCACTATCTACCGGATAGACCAAAGACATTCGCTTCTATTTGGTCTAATCAAATTTTGGGATAATGGTGCATCAGACCTTTGCCCTAACATCAGATTTGAACGTGGCGTTGATGCTTTACACTATATAATACGAACCTACCCGGATAGTCGTATCACCCTTAAATATACTCATATATATGGCTTCTGAAACAACATCCCCGATAATCGACCCCGTGACTCTGAGCGAGGAACAACGAGATACAATTTCAGCAATGTATTCTACTGAAAAACAACTTGAGTTTTCAGGTGAAACTGAAAATGAGAAGACAGTTGGACGAAGTATTTGTATGACACTTGATGGCTTTTCGGCTATAATTATTTTAACAAAGAAGAATAACAATGGATGTTCAGATACCGGTTATCTATCCCTCAACTCTTACAGAGGAGCAGAGGAAGATAATCAAAGCAATGTTTCATCATTATGAAAAGAGAATAATACATTCTTCAGATGATATGAATGGTTTTATAGCCGAGGGTCATGTAGATGCCTTTCTATGGCTTTTTGGTGAGGATTTTTTTGAAAAAGGAGAATAATATGGAAAATGGTATTCTTTTCAATCGAAAAGACCGCGTAAGGCTCAAGAAATACCGCGATATTATTTGTGACGGTCAGCTTACGGATATTGGGCCGGAAGATATTGGCGAGGTAGTCGCTGATTGTTGGGGTGGATATGTAAAAGTTGATTATCCCCATTTGCCCGTTTTAATGGAATTTCATGTAAGTGAAATTGAACTTGTGGAAAAATACGATAGGAAGACAGCCTTTCTTCGGGATTTACATAATTGCCTTAAAAAACATGGTGCATATTTCAATGCTTATCATAGTGAGGAAGATAGGTTGGTAGTTGAACTACACTGGGTAACTGACTATCTTATTATTGGCCCACAGGACGACATATACATAAATGAGGAATGGATTAACAAAGAACTGAAAGGAAGTTGATATGAATCCATTATCAGAAGAAGCACTTAAATACGCTCATGCCAACGAGAAACCATCTTTTTATGAAGCCTCTATCCGTGGCTACATGGCAGGTTATACAAAGGCTCAGAATGATAATCCCTATCATTGGCGTGACCCTAATAAAGAAAAGCCGGAATGTTGCCCCATCGTAAAATTCACATTTGTCCTTGCTTGTGTCGAAATGAATGGACTTAGCACGACTCAAATCGTGGAATATATTCAGGATAGCGGCAAGGAAAGATGGAGAATATTCAAAGGCGAGTATATAGAGGACGTACCAATCAAGTCAATCAAGGCGTGGATGCCCTTGCCTTATTTTAATGAGAAAGGAATTTGATATGTTTTACGAAGATACCGGGCAATTTACGCCTGAACAGATTAAGTTGGCAAAAGAAATCGCCAGCAGAATCAAGAAGTTGAAAAAATCCGGATGTGCCATTGTTGCACGACAGGATAACTTATATGCCTACATTCATAAGGAATGGGATAATTCTACTTGTGATATGACTCCATATCCACTGAAATATTTGGATTGTGGAAGCATAACCGATGCCGGTGCAGACGATGTAGATTATCTTGAAGAGTGGTATTTGGATAATAACTAAAAAGAAAACTAAACGTCACTGAATATACCACCCTTGAATTTGACGATATAGGGTATGGAGATAAGGAGTTGTGCTTAGGCGTGGAAACAAAAATATTTACAGACAACAAAGATGGCTAATCATACATATCAAAAAGCGCGAGATTGCAAGCATATCGCCCCGATAAACGATAAGTGTATCCACATACATACGCAGGTAAAATATGGTAAAGCAATGGGTTGCCCTCGGATATTTAACACAGGCATAGAATGTCCCAGATTTACCTCTAAAACCAACAAATAATAAAGCAACGAAGATGAAAAAGATTTGTTTCAGCGAACAATATGGTCTTCAACAGTCGGTAATGGAATGGTTGAAAACGCACACCCGGCGCGTTATCCCTAAGTCTATGACCGAAAGGGTTATGAAGTTTCAGCAAGAATATTATGACGCGACTTTAGACCTTTTGAAAGGAAAGGAACTTTACAATCATTATTTCTTCACAGAGAAGATTGAAAAGCCGCCCTTTGAGGTCGGAGAAATCGTGGCTATCGCGCAGAAGTATCAGGACATCTACAACGATGAATGTAATCCCTTACAATTCCCTGATGGTGCCGGATGGAACAATAAGATGTATGTGAAGCCCGGATTGATGCCACATCACATACGCATACTCAATGTTTGGATTGAAAATCTTCAAGATATAACTGATGCAGGATGTATAGCAGAGGGTATCAAGAAGACGGAAAATGGCTATTATGAAATAGGCTTTATGCCAGATAGCCCAACATTCTTCAATTCAAGATTTGCCTATGCTTGGTTGATAGATAAAATATCGGGTAAAGAGACATGGGATAGTAACCCTCTTGTCTTTGCCTATGAATTTGAAAGAATCGACTAAACCTCAAGAATATGAAACCTAAAGCATTTTGTGACCTTGAAGGTCTGCAAGGCGTAAGAAAACGCAAAGTTGATGGCTACTTGATAAAGGAAGCTGATAAGGATTTCATCAAGAATATCCTTGAGAAAGGTGGTGCTTGTGTAGCGGCTGATGATAACGGCTCATTCAATATCTGGAAAACAGATGCCGGAATCCTGAGAGGCGAAGCCATGCGCCGATTGTGCGTCCTTGAAAGCACACAATTCTCAACGTATGAAGAAGCGACTGAGTGGGCTGACGTTTGGTTAGGGCGTATCAAATGATGCAAATCTGAATTTACAATTCGACATTTAAGGGCAAAACAAAAGAAAAAATCAGTATAAATCAGTATTTATATTTGATTTTACTTGGCGGAATAAAAGTAAATGATTAAATTTGCAGTGTCAAAATAAACCAAAAACTACTATCAGTTGAAAAAGAAACTATACATATCCCTCCCGATAAGTGGGCGTAATCTTGAGGATGTAAAGCGTAGAGCCAACACCCTCAAGAATGATTTTGTATCGGAAGAGTACGAGGCGGTGACTCCTTTTGACATCTGCCCGGATAGCACCTTGCCATATTCAGAACTGATGGGGCGTGATATTGCAGGTCTTTTGGAATGTGATGCCGTGTTGTTTGATTATGACTGGCAGGAATCAAAGGGTTGCCGCGCTGAACATTCAATAGCCCAAATCTACGGAAAAAGCATCTATACCATCAAGGATGAAAGAATTGTTTCAGATGCCGACAATCGGCTATATAGCATGGAACTTACCAAGCGTCAGCTTGATTTGCTTTCTACTGCTTGTGACTGTCAATCTCGGAATATCTGCGGACAGTTAGATGCCGGATTGGGGGATATTATTGAGGCAGGAATCTAGCGTACATATACGACTGCCGATTTTGATACACGCCATAATATACGGGAAACCGTTGAAATGAAATTATACGAAATCAAGTCGTTGGTATGGGATTTAGGCCCGGGAACAAATATGGGAATCCACTATGATGACAAATCGGATGTTCTTTTTGACATACATCAAGTTATAAGGCATTTCTTATGGAAAATTCGCCCTGAACCTAAGACGAGTTGTTGTCTGAGTGCATCACCGGCACATCAATGGGGAAGTGAACCTTTGGTTATAATCAAAACACTCCCTAACAATGGAAAGTAAGCCAATTTTAATCACTAATGTCAGCACTTCATATTTCTCAGTCGCCCGACATTATGGAGGAGCGACTATTCAAGGCGAATCCTATGTTTATTGTCCTGAAAGAGATATACTGATAAAGCGTGACTGGCTGACAATCTACAAGAAACTCCAATGGGAAGACTTTGTTTCAGCGGTAAAATCCGGAAAGAAACCAAAGTTGCAACCAGCACCGAACCAGAATAAACATAAAATCAAATCATTAACACAATCTTTGTTTGACTGATGAAAATACTTGATAACATCCGTAAATGGCTTAACAATGTCGGTGGCTATCGTATGACTACGGATAAAACATCATATAAGTATCCGGCATATATAGTGGAAGTGCAAGGTCTTCTTTCTTGGCATACCGTCAAGGTTTTTATTAGTGATGATACCGAGTACGCAAAGAATTGTGCGACTGAACTTCTTGAAATGCTTGAGGAGGAAATCATATAATCTTATGGCAGATAATCAACCTATAATACATCAGTTTGCAAACGAGCAATTTCCCCGTCGGCTGTGGATAGTCAAAGATGCTCCTTATTCATGGATTAAGGAACGCTTTGAATATATCGATGGCAGGGATATTGATTCGCATAGCCCGGAAGATGGGAAAGCGGTCACTTATGCTGAGGTCATTCATAAACCATCGCAACAATACGGAATACTTATTGTCATTCTGGATAATGATATGACTGTTTCGGATATGGCACATGAAGCGACCCATTTTGTATTAAGCCTGTATCAAGCAATAGGAGAAGAAATAAGCACCCAACATCAGGAAGTGCCAGCATATCTTATCGGCTATGCTACCGACTGCTTGTATCAGGTTGTCAAGGACGAATATAGACCAATGTTTGATGGAAGTAAAGAATTGCAATAATCCAACAAAGAAACCTAATCACTATCAGATTGGCGATTGGGTTTATGAACGTGGAATAACCGGTGCGCTTTCACCGGCTATGTATATCGTATCAATGCTGAAAGATACATTGTATCTGGAAATTGACCCAGAGCAAGGCGACCCATTTGAGGTTGACCTTGAAGATATTGAACCTATCCCATTGACAAAGGAATGGTTACAATCGCAAGGCATATATGGCAAACGCATAGTCAATACAGATGATGCGATTGAAACGATACCCGGTATCATTACAAAATGGCAACTTAACGATTGGGTTGACATCCACAAATATAAAGATAGTTTCATAGCTAAATTTCATGGCACAGATGATGAATATCTTCACGTTGTTTATCTTCGCTATGTTCACGACCTCCAACATTTCTACCGAATGTTTGGTATCAATAAGGAAGTGGTGTTATGATATGCGATGCTTGCCACGGAAAGGGTTATGTTGATAATCCCCAATACGACCGATATAGCAATGTTGTGGCATACGAGAATGGTATCCCATCAAGAATCAGGTGTAAAAGATGTGGTGGTGAAGGATATTTCGTAGGAAACGTGAAAGAAGCTATTGATATGCTCAAAGCGTCTATCGCAAATCGTAAAGGCTTATCAGTAAAAGAATCAAAGCAATTACTAAGGATATTAAATAATTACAATAATGGAACTCAATGATTATCAGAAAGCAGCCCTTTCAACTGCAATATATCCGAATGATGGTAATATCAGTTATCTCGCACTTGCTATATGCGGTGAAGCCGGTGAACTTGCTGATAAGGTCAAAAAGGTTTTACGTGATAAAGACAGCAATTTTACGGAAACCGATAAACGCGCATTGGCATTGGAACTTGGTGATGTGATGTGGTATGCTGCAAATCTCGCCTATGTTCTTGGCTATGACCTGTCCGAAATAGCACAGATGAATAGAGAAAAGGTAGCAGAGCGCATTGAACGTGGAACACTTCATGGAGATGGAGATTATCGATAATACTTATGGCAGCAGATACACCTTTTTCTATCACGCAGATAGAACTTGCTCTTGCGCAATACTTCAACTATCGCACAAATTTGATAGTACCGAAAGTATCATGGGGTCTTCTCAATCACGAAGCTGACCTATTGATTATGAACAGGACTGGTTATTTGACGGAAATTGAAATTAAAAGAAGTTGGGCTGATTTTCTTGCGGATTTTCGCAAAAGTCATACTCATGATGATTCAAAGGTGTCATGGTTTTATTATGCCGTGCCTGAATCTATCGTTGAAAGGTGTAAGGCAAAGTTGATGGAAATAGACCCCAATAAACGATGGGGATTGATAAGTTACTTTACCGATAGAATGGGTGAATGTTGGCCGAATATCGTTTGGTATCCATCAAACTCTACAAAACACAATCCATCAAAGAAACTATCACTTGAGGAACAATACCAACTTGCGCGACTCGGTGCTATGCGCACATGGCCGCTGAAAAATAAAATAATAAGCAATGGAAAATAAATATGACATCATAGTAAAGAAGCATACCGGTGTGGAACTTGTGCAACTTGCCGCCAGTTTTACATCCGGTCACGAAAGTAAGATAACCCTGAAACGTGCCTACAAAACGGAACACTCCATCATAAGGACACAAATCTTCACGGTGGAATGTTACAATATCCCTCTTTTTGTAAGCACCCATTTCATCCGTCATCATGTGGGTTCACAGCCTTACCAATTAACCTGTCGTATCGACCGCCCCGGCGGTGGTAATCCCCATCTCAAGGAACGTATCGCAGAGGTCAACGAATTGCTCGCAGATGGAAGAATTGAAGAAGCCTGTGATATTCTGAATTGGCTTGCAGAAAATTCAGACCGCTACACAAAGGTGAATCTTCTGCTTTTTGGAAATGCGCAAGCATTTATTGATATGGCAAAACTCCGTCTTTGTACCACTGCTTCACCTGAAACAAGAGAAATCTTTCAGGTTATAAAGTCCAAGATTGCAGAAGTTGACCCCGACTTAGCTCCATTTCTTGTAAAGAAATGTGTTTATCGTGGAGGTATCTGCTGTGAACTTAAATGTTGCGGATACAACAAATCTGATATGTTTCAGAAAGAACTCGCCCAGTATAAATTACTTTTCTCCAATTAGGCTATGGATGACGATGGAATCCAATATATCAAGTTTATGAATGAAGAATGTAGGCTACGTTACCTTATCGATAAGTATAAGGAACATGATAAGAAACGTAATCGGTACATCGCACATCTATTGCGAATGAATGACTAGCAAGCCGAAAAGATAAAACGACTTGAGGCTCTTTCGGAACGTCAGCATGAAGAAATAGATGAGTTGATGGATGCCTACGATGGTGCGAAGCCTTTAATTGCAGACAAGGCACACCGGGCATACGTCTATGAACTTATCAAAAGGGCAAATGAAGCGAAAAAGAATAGACGGGTGGTGGAAAAGCTCACAACCGAAAATACCCGTCTATCCGAAGAAAACAAAGGTCTGAAAGACCGGGTAAAAGCACTTGAAACAATCATCAAAAATCTACATAATGGAACAAAACAATAATCCCCGTGTCATTGACTTCTCCAATGATTTAGAATCAGTCAATGACGACAAATCTCCGGATGTAAAGGCGTTTAAGAATACCGTTAGCAAAATGACCGACATCTTTATCGCTAAGAACCATGATTATGGCAATTCATTTGGGGAAACTGTGCGCGAGCTTGGTGTTGTTGCCGGCTTCGCTCCTATCATGCACAAGTTCAATCGCCTTAAAAACATCATTAAGGGAAACACTCCCCTTGTAGAGGGCGAAACCATCGAGGATACTCTGCTTGATATGGCAAACTACTGTATCATGCTTAATATGGAAATAAGCCAAAAGTAAATGATATGACCATTCAATATTTCAAGTTATATCTTGCTGGCATCATCTTCGGAATAATTCAGATGAGCGCAGATTTATTAAAGGCTGTCTATGAAACAGATTATTTTATGATAGCTTTTATGGGTCTTATGTTTATCGTGATGATAAGGCTATTGATTTGGGCGATGCGTGAACATAAACGAGAAAGAATGAAATATGGCAATCAATCCCAATCTCATAAATAACCTGCTTGATGTTTTCGCAGAAGCGGAAAAAGTCAGAGAAAAGGGTATTATGCCCGGTCTGAATGAGCAATATAAGCAATTTGGAATAAAGTATTTTGTATCTTACAAGGAGGTGGAACATATCAAAAATATGTTTCACCGGATAGGTAGGTATGATGAATCAGAATCATTGAAACTGCTGAATATTTCACCGGCAGAAAGATATGTCTTTAACCAAAGTCTGAAAGATATGGTAGAGGAAATGGTGATGAAGATGATTCAGGATGGAGTCATTGTTCTTGAGATAAAGGATTCTGATTACGGCAAACCATCATCGGAACTTACATTGACGGTTCGTGTTGTAAATCCCAGACCAACCATAAGGCGCATTGATATTCAAAGAAAAGATAAGGATTAAATAAAGGGCGATTGGATAATACCGACCGCCCTTTATAGTTATGGAAAAGTATGTTTATGTACGATTAGCAGGATTTGGCTCTACGAATTTAAGCATCATGTGGCAGAATGTACGTTGTGCATTCATTCCATAATCAGTGCCTTTACCACGATATATCAGATGATACACATCCGGGCTTTCTTGAGGTACTTGCAACGTGATTTCACCCTTATACATAAGAGCAAGAAAACTATTTTTCTTTTGCAGAAAGTCTTCTTTGGAACTACCGGTAATGGTAAAATCCAGAAGCAACTCACGGGATGCAATCTTTGGATTAGCATCTACAATGATGCGTTTTCCGTGTTCAAGGCGCGACTCGTTTTCGATATTTTCCTTTAATGTCAATGGCTCGGTCAGCGCATCAAGAAAACCATCCCCCATACGCACCCCAAAGGTATCATATACAGAATATTTGTTGATTTTAAGTTCCGGTATTTTATTCATGCTTAGAGATTTTTAGTATTTTTCTTGATTTCAGCAATGTCAGCTTGCATCGTCTGAATAGGCTTGACAATCGCCCCAGTGTTTTCACTGATAGTCTGCAATTCGATGTAGATTTTTGCAAGCTGACGCTCGATGTTATCCTGATGAACGTTGAAACGGCTATATTCCATTGCAATCTGGATAAGTTCATCGGTCATGTCCGCAAGAGTCATTGCAGAAATGTTGTCGGTAGCCTTGATTGATTCCACAGCTTCCTGCATTGCCGTCATCCTGCCAATTATGGCAAGACCCGTATCTTCCGTAATGGTAGTAACACCGGCTTTTGATGCCTCCTGCGAATACGCACTCCCGGCATCCCATCCCATAGCCTTTTTAAGACTATCGCGGTCAGTTATGGCACTATTTACGATGCTGTCCCACTCCTTTTTCAGTTTGGCTTGCTCTTCTTCGGTCAGACCATTGTCATCATTCATAGCATCTGCAAACCCCTCATACCACTTTTTCAAGAGGTCATTATATTTGGAGTTCATAAGGCTATTGATAACGGCCTGCTGCATCATCTTTTCCCAGTTGCTTGCGAAATCTTTAGAATCGGATTCCATATCAAGCAACAGGGATTTGAAGTCATCCTTGACGCTATCAAAAGAAACATCGGTCAACGACTCCCTGAAAGCGGTCTCAAGCTCTTCCAGTTCCTTGTAGTATTCGATGTATTCATCCATGAACTGAGCCGCATCTTTGTAGCCATCATCGGCAAGACCCTTGATTTTGGCGTAAAGGTCAGGTGCGCTCTGTGCAATCTTAGCCATCTGTTCTGACGTGAGTTTCCAGAAGTCACCGGCACTCTGCACGGATTTACCAACAATGGAGGATATGCGCGACCAGTCAGAACCGCTCATTCCTTTGTTGATTTTGTTATTAGACGACTTATGACCACCAATGCCTAAGAAGCCATTTGAATATGCTGCACCAGAACGCTGCATCATTTCTTGGGTATTCTTCATTGACTGCTCAATATCGGCTTTCTGCTGACGATACAAGTCACCCATATCGGCAGTAGCAGCTTCCCTCATTTCCGTAGCAAGGTTATCCACAGCCTTACGAAGAGCCTCATTGGTTGCTGTCAGGCGTTCAATATCTTTTTCAAGATTCTTATCACTTTCACCGTTACCCCACCAATCAAACAGACCACCCATTGTGAAGACTGACTTGAATATTCCGAGAATACCTTTGTATAGGCTTTCTCCAATCTGTTTGAAGATTTCACCAGATAGGATATTGTCGATAATACCGCTTATGGCATTGAATACAGAATCAAGAATGGAAGATATAAGCGTACCCACACCATCCTTGAGGATGTCAAGGATTTTAAGAACTGCGGCAATAATCTGACCGATAAGACCGGCTTTACTAAGACCCTCGGTAAGTTCTGCCGGCAGTTCCTTTGCTATCGCGGCACCTGCTTCTGCCATGCCGTCGTTCAGTTCCTTTGTGTCTTTCCCAATATCCTTGAGTGCTTTCAGTCCATCGATGCCTCCTTTAAGTTGGTCAAATGCGCCCCATAGTTCAGCCAACTGTGAAAGACCTGCGCCACTGAGGAACGTATAGATTTCACTGACAGGTTGCATCACATTCTTAGCGGTCATTGATAATAGTGTGCCACTGCTTTGAACCTGATTCTGTGCCTCCTGCATAGCCTGATTGTTTGCAACGACAGTGGCGGCATAATTATCCATCGCTGCTTGAGCGGCTTCAACGGCATCGGTATATTCTTTCAACTGAGCCGGAGTTGTATCTGCATTATTTCTTGCCTTTTCAAGATTGATGTCAGCCGTATTCTTAGCCTCGGTCAACTTTGCAAGTTCCTCGTTTACCCTTGTATCGTTTTCAGTCGCAACCCTTAATTCATTAAGGGCGTTCTGATAGTCTGCAAGGGCAGAAGAAAGGTCTTTCCATGATTCAGTTGTGCCGAGTTGGGTACGAAGATTCTTCATCGCATTGATAACCGTCTGCTGATTGTCAGCTCCGGACTTTCTGAAAGCATCTGACTTGACATATTCCTGCAACTGCTTATAGAGTGGCTCAAGCTGACCACGCATAATGACACCGACATTATCAAAGACTGAATACCAATCAATCTTACTGGTCATAGCCTTTGATTCAAGATTTCTTATTTCCGTGTCGCGTTGGGCCGTAAGAGTCAATTCTTCACCCTTATTCTGGGCATTGCGAATCTTTTCAGCATATTCTTCTGCAATGGCAAGCTTCTTCTGCTGAAATGTTCCATACTCCCTAAGATAATCACGCATCGCAGTGACATCGGTCTGATAGATTTTCTGCAATTCAGATGCCTCATTGTTGGCGATAAGAGAAAGCTGGGTATCATAGCCGACATTCTCCCTTGCCTGTTCCTGATATTGCTTGCGCATTTCAGCAAGCTGGGTATCGGAGAATTGAGCATAATACTGATATTCCTTGCGGTCTTTACCGCCTTTCATCCATTCTTGAAGGGCATTTTTCTCAAGAGTGGACGCTTCCTTTTTCAATTCAGCCTCAAGAGCCTGACGTTTCTTTTCAGACGTGAATTTAATGGTGGCTATTTCCTTTTCGGAATTATCCTCCATCTGTGCAATTTCAAGTTCACGCTGACGATTCTTTTCAGCCTGTAAAAGTTCCGTAGTGCGCTTCTCTTCCTCAAGCTGTGCCTTGCGAAGTTCATAGGCTCTCTGCTTGGGGTCATCCTTTCCGTTTTTCTTATCCTTTTTAGTCTTATCCCTTTTATCAAGGGCTTTCAACTGCTTTTCATAATACTTATAAAGTTCACTGCTTTGGTCAACCTTTTGCATCTGAGCGTTGATGGACTTGCGGATGTTAGCAAATTCCTCGGTAGTTTTAGCCGTCTTAATCTGCGTTTCAAGAGCTTCCTTAATAGCTTTCATCGCCCCGGTCTGATTATTCTTATTGGCGTTATATGCGCCTACTCGGAGGTCATTCTTCAACTGCTGATAAAGTCGCTTGTCAACATCCGACATTTTGGATTCACTCAAAGAAGTTCCATAACGGTCGATGAACTGCTGGAGAATGGCTGATTGTTCGGAATTAAGTTTGTATTTAGTGCCATCAAGATTGAAGTTACTACGCAGACGAGCATTGCGGACAATTTGATTATAGAGAGCCGCATCTTCTTTTGACATTTTTGTGCCGGATGCAATCTTTCCATCCTTGCCATACTTCGCGATAAGGGATTGAAGTTGCTGACGTTCTGCACCGGATGTATTCAATACCTGACCGCCAACCTCTGAAAGCGATACTTTGATATTGTCAAGTTTGGAAAGCGCAATATCAAGATATTTGGTATCGATGTAGGGCGTTGCGACAGTGTTGTCAATATCCTTGATTTTATCTTCTGCCTTTTCCCCTTTCTGAGCGGTTTCATCAAGTGATGAATTATCAGTTGTGGGCGTTGCAGAAGCCTTATCCACGTCACCAATCTTTTCTTCCGCTTTCTGTGCAGTTTCTATCAGTGCGTGAATATCAATCGGGTCTGCAAGTGGTTTAACCGGTGTTTTATTGATTTCATCCACCGCCTTTGAAACTTTGGTAAGTTCCGTTGTCAGTTTTTGAGAATCAAACGTTGAATAATCCACAGGTGGAGCGGCATCCTTTGTTCGCTCAAGGGCATCATTCACAGCCTTTGCATTAGCCTTTGTCTGGGTGATAAACTTATCGGCAGTGGTTATCTGCTTGGTAAGTTCACCTACCAACTTGGAAGTGTCCTTAATGTCAAGGATGTAATCTTCGGCCATACCCATAGCCTTAGCGTAATTCTTCGCTTCCTCGTTTGCGGTCTTTGCGATGTTGGTTTGGAGCGATGCGATACGCTGATGAAGTTCAGCCATGCGAGCCTGATTTGCATACTCACCCTTTGCGGATTCGTTGGAATACTCCTTTTGAAGCTGCTCAAGCTTATTCACAAGGGGCAAAAGTTCTGCTTTCTTCCTATCAACGGTGTCAGCAATGATACGGGCAAAACGTTCTGCATTATCCTTTGCATCCTTTTTGCTTTCATCTTCGATGCTTTCAGCCATCTCCTTAATGAAATCATCACCATGCTTTTTCTTATCTTCCTCATAAGAAGCTATTCGGTTGGCAATCTGTCGCGCTTCGCCCTCCTTTTCAATCAGGGCGATGTGTTGTGCGCGGATTTCATTAAGACGGTTCAGTAAATCTTGCTCGTCCTTAACTTGTATTCCATACTCCCTGACACTTTTAAGCAATTCATCTACCGAATCCTTATAGACCTTACTTTCTTTATTGACTGACTCAAGTACAGAATAAAGGGTGTTGACATTGCTTTTGGTCTTGTTGGCTGCTTCACCGAAACGCTCCATCTCTGCGCTTGCTTCCTCGGTTTCATTCTTAAAGGTCATAAAAAGACCTATGACGGTTGTCAGAGCCGTGATGATTAAACCGATGGGGTTAGTGGCAAAGGCAACTTTCAACGAGTGCCATGCCTTAGTGCAAGCATTGATGGCAGTCGTATAGGCGTACTGGGCAACGGTAGCAATCTTATTTCCTGCTGTGGAAAGAGCCGTGGCGATGCGCCCTCTGCCGGTCGCAACTGTGTTGGTGTTCTGGGCAGCGGTATTGGCATTGGTCGCATTGGTCTGCTGGATTTGGGAAATGGTGTTTGCTTGGGTGGTAGCCGTATCCAAAGCCATCTCAGCCTCGTGTACCTGTGTCTGCGAATTTGCAAGTTGGGTCGTAAGGGCTTCACGTTCCATCTGAGCGGAAAGCAAATCTGCGGCTGCGGCTGCTTGGTCTTCGGCATCACCGATTTGCTCGGCAATATCCACCATTTCCTGTGCCTTGTCAACCTTTTCATTGGCGGCTTGCAGAGCATCATTTATAGCTGACTGCTCTTTTCTTGCCGCATCAACCGCTGCCTGTGCCGCCTCTTTCCGTGCGTTCACTTCTTCGCGTAGAAGCTGAATCTTCTCTGCCATCTCGGTTGAAATAGACCCGGTTTCAAGTGCGCCACGAACATCCTCATCAAACGCCATCAGTGCGCGTTGACGTTGATATTCCTCCATTTTGGCGATTTCTTCTTCAAAGCCCTGAACCACCGCCTTGCTTCTTTCTTCGGCCGCAACTTTTATGGCAAATTCACTCGCCATAGCGGATGCCTTGTAGATACCGAAAGTTGCGATTGCTGTTCCCAACACACCACCTACCTTTTCGTAGTTTTCTACCATCCATGTAGCACCCTCAATAACCTTGATGATTGCATCCTCAGATTTTTTTCCAAGGTCATTAAACATGAGGTCAGTTGCATCCCCAAGCATCGACGTCTGACCTGAAATCGTTGCGGTTGCGGCTTGCGACATATTAAAGAATTTACCACCTTCGGAAGTCGCGTTGATAAATGCCTGCTGAACCATTTCTGCTGAAATCTTGCCCTGTGACATTTCATCCTTGAGCTGACCGATTGATTTGCCGGTATCCTTAGCCAACTGGTCAAGAGGTTGGAAACCTGCATTTACCATCTGCATCAAATCCTGACCCATCAGTTTGCCGGCTGCTGACATCTGGGAGAAAGCAAGAGTTAGGGATTGGAAACGTTGTGCGTCACCCATAGACACATCACCGAGGGCTTTCATAAATGGCAATATTTTCTGCTGGTCAATACCGAAGCCGAGAATCTTCTGGGCCGCTCCGACAGTTCCCTGAAAGTCAAGTGGGGATACCTTTGCATACTCGGTAAGGTCTGCCATCATAGCCTGACCCTTTTCAGCACTGCCGAGGAGGGTGTTGATGTTTGTTTCCATCAACTGAAACTGACCGCGAATATCCTTAACTTTGTTGAGGAACATACCAAGACCGGCAACACCGGCTATCTGCGTCAATCCCTGAATAGGGTCAGTAAGTTTCTGCTGTAAGTCATTGATGGCTGCGATTGCGCCATTAGCACCCTTGCGGATGTTAAGTTCAAGGGAAGCCCCGGCTTGCGCTGCATCTAAGGCAAGTCCTCTGAACCTTGCCCTTGCTGATTGGAGCTGTGCTTCCACTGCTCGGATGGTTGAAATAGAAGTACCGGGGCCAAAAGACCTCAGACGGTTTTCAAGCATCGTAATCTCCGAGCGAAGTCTTGTCACTTCCTCGTAGTTGGAATATACTTCAAATGATAAAAGCGGCATATCGGTTGATGTTGGTGATTTTCAACCAGCCAATTTACCGCTCAAGTGCGCGTTACACATTATTTTCCGCGCACGTATAGCAAACTATCAGAAAAAAGTCGTAACTTTGTATTGTAAAAGAGAAAAATTGTGCAGAAAGGGTGTAAATAACCTTTAACCCTACTGCCAAAATGAACGAAGAAGCCAAAATTAACATGGGAAAGATTGCAGCATTGAAGACGATGCGCAAGAAAGTTCTTGAGCTTTCCCAAATTTTTGAAGAATTGGGTGAACCGATTCTTACTGACCTTGCTCTATTACCGACAATCCACGAAGCCTACAAACGTGTATTCGCCCGGAGGGGATGCCCACAGGACGCAATGTTAGTGCGCAACCGTAAGAAGTTCCTTATGGTTGTGCTATACTTGTATTCCCCAAAAGCCCTTGCAGGTGATAGGATGCGGATGGGGTTGCGCAAAGTCATATCCGGGTTATTCGGTCTGACTACAAGCACACCGATTTCCGACAACTGCGCAGGTCTGGTTATAGAATATAACGCTTATGCCGATTTTCGCAGGGATGTGGACTTGATTTTCAATGAGGTTTTTGCAGCCTTGCCTGACGAATCTTTTGTCTTTGATTAAAGTGGAATACACCGTTCAATTCTGATAGCGTCATGTGGGTATCCGACCATCACAAGAGCCTTAGTAAGATATTCATTCAGATTTGAAACCGCGATTCTGCCAGATAAACCCATCTGCCAGAAATGTGCCTGATAATCTTCCACTGATGTATCAATGTCAAGATGATACTTTTCAAACAGTGCCTTAATGATGGCACAGTCTTCATACCTTTCAGTCTTTAGAGCATATTGGAAAATGGCGGTCATAACCTGACTGCCATAAATTATCAATGCACGTTCAAATTTAGTTTTCATCGGTTGGAACTACTTTAAGCAAGGCACCGCACTTGGGACAGCAAAATTCATCAGCCGGACGGTTGCTTACAACTTCGGAACAGATTTCTTCAAGTTCAGCATCACTTAAAAAAAGTTTCCACACCGGAACTCCAAGGGCATCGGCAACTTTCTGATATGTTTCAATTTTCAGCATAGGAGTATTGGCAATCTTATTCAACCCTACGGTCGTTATATCCAGTTTTTCCGCGAGGTCTTTCTGCATTATACCGACTAATTTGATGTACTCCTTAATTCTGTTCTCCATTTTCCTAATTTTGGCTTATACTAAATGATTTTACAAAGGTAGTAAAATAGGAATACAATTAAATCATTTACTATGTTAATAATAGTTAATACAAACAAAATAGTTATGTTTTTATTTGGCAGATAAAACTATTTGGTTTAACTTTACACTCGTAATCAATAACACAATAATAGTAAAAAGTATGAAACTTGTAACAAAAGCACTTGAGAAACTTTTCGCCAAATATCCTATCTATTCTCAGGATGGCAAGAAGTATGATGCAGTGGTTATCGCAAAATTCTTTATGCCCGGTAGTGGCTTCACATGGTACGTAACAGAAGCCACTAAACTTGACAATGGCGACTATGAGTTCTTTGGCTATGTTGATGGCTTAGAGGGCGAGTTTGGGTATTTCACCCTTTCGCAACTGCAATCCTTGCGCGGTCGTTGGGGCTTGCGTGTTGAACGCGATATGTACTTTGATTGTGGCAAGACCACACTTGCAGAAGTGTTGAACAAAACTGAAATGGCATATTGAAACATCACATCAGGCGAGCCGTGGGATAAGCCTTGCGACTCGCCTAAAACATAAAATAGATGAAGACCAAGACACTTAATCAGCTATGGGCGCAGATAGAACGTATTCGCGCTTACTTTGATAATCCCCATGCACCCGGTCAGGCAGAACGATTGAATCGCGCTTGCGAGATTTGTAACCGGTATGGCAGAAAGGCATGGCAGTACATAATGACTTTGCCGGAATGGAGTTTCACGGCATCAGGCTTTGAGGATATGCCAGTGCCTATGAAATACTATACTGAAAAATAATCATCGTAAAACCCTTAACAAAGGACTTTATAAAGACCTGTCAGTTATGAAAACAATCGAATACAATAGTTTTGAGGAGGCTTTTGCTGCTGCCCTTGAATATATGAAGAAAGGAATCCGATGCAAGGGTGTTGGGCTGACTACACTTCAAGTCTGGACGGATGGCGGCGAATGACCCATTTACGACTTTGTGTAATAGGTCGTAAGAGATAGCAACCGAAATGTTTTATAGTGCTGATTTATGCTTAATTTAGCACTATGAAACATCGCGGGTTGGAGCAGTTGGAAGCTCGCCAGTTTAACTTGCTGGAGGTCGTCAGTTCGAGTCTGACACCCGCCACTAAAAACACTTTCACAACTAAAAATGATGGACAAGTTAAAACTAAGAATCGACAAGAAAGCCTTTCAGTCAATTCTGGAAGGTAAGGAAAAGGTGTTACGCCGGTATGTGTATCCCAACAATGCCAAAAAGTATGTAATTGAAGAAGACAAGACCGATGATAATGGGGAGGCAATCACCATCGTGACCCCGGTTCATTACGATGCTCTTCAACTTTCGGCCGGAATGAAAAAGGAAGCACCCCGGATGACCGTCAAAGTCGTTTCTTCTGAATTTGTCGTACTGACAGACGAAGACGGCAATGACCTAACCTTTGAAGAGAACGGAATCGAATATTATGTATGTCAGGTGTGGTATACACTGGGCGACATAATCGAAACTGCGAATGTATCCGAATAATTTTTCAACCTCTAAAAACAATAGCTGAGTTCAGAGAAGAATCAACAACAACTATGGCCCCCGTCGGAACATGAATGGTGCCGGTACAGGTGGTCGCCTCGTAGCCCGTCGCACACCGTCTGGAGTAGTAGCCGGTCGCAGCCAGCTCGGAAGTCGTGAACAGCGACGCGCTGACCTCCGTGCGGCCTTTGCAAAAGAGATTCGCGCCGCTGGTGGAACAACCGGCTAACGCGACTTTTGCATGAATAGGTACGAAGAAACTATGCAAATAATCCGGGGTATCCGTCAACAGACGGATACTGCCGTTTTATTTTATTCAGCCGGTGGAAAAGATGGCATCGCGTTGCTTGATATGCTTTCGCCTATCTTCAACAAGGTCATTTGCTATTATATGTGGCTTGTACCGGGTCTTGACCACGTGAAACCCTATCTTCATTGGGCGATAACGAAATACCCGAATGTTGAGATACGTCAGATTCAGCACTATCAGCGTGATTTCTATGACCGATACGGATTCTTTCAGGAGGGTGATGGCAATCCCGATATTAAGCCTCGCAAGGTAGGCGAAGTTGAGGAGATGGTGCGTCAGGAAACCGGCATAAAATGGGCTTTCAGTGGGATGAAAGGCGTAGATGGCTATATGAAACGGATGCGTCTTCTGACATTCAAGAAACGGAATGGCACATATATCACTGATAAAGGCATGGTCTATCCGCTCGCGGTCTGGACTAACAAAGAAGTTTTGAAATACATAGAGATGCGGAATCTTATCAAGCCTTTCGTTTACAATCCGAAAGATGTAAGTCAGGGCTTCGGTGTCGATTTGCGCTCGCTCCTTATCCTGCGTCAACGCTTCCCACGCGATTATCAGCGAACCATACGCGAGTTCCCATTCTGCGAGAAATTGATTTTTGATTATGAAAACGGCATCCTGCCACATGGTCAGGAAAAGGAGGTCGCAGAAATAATCAAGCGCATTGAAAGAGAATCAGAAGCCGAATAGAGAAATGAAAGAAAATAAGATTAAACAGGCTGAGCAGCGCACGGTAAAAAGAAGCGAAATCAACTTCGCTTCCTACAATCCGCGTGTCATCAGTGATGATGCAAGAAAGAAGCTCAAGAAAAACTTGCAGACTGTCGGCTTGCTTGGCGGTGTGGTCTGGAACGAGCGCACCGGCAACCTTGTATCAGGTCATCAGAAAGTCGGCATCATGGATGCGGTCAACCGCTATGATGCGGAAACGGGCAATAATGATTACGAATTTCGTGTAGAAGTAGTTGATTTTGATGAAAAGACCGAAAAGGAGCAGAACCTCTTTATGAACAATAAGGCTGTGCAGGGTACATACGATGATGATATGCTGCGCTCCTTGCTTACGGAAATCGACTATACAAACGCTGGATTTGAGGAAATGGATTTGCAGATTCTCGGTCTTGGTGATTATGGCGACTTCGACAATATGAATTTTGGGTTTGGCGATGATGATGACGATTCAGACCCAGACTCGCAATCAGACCTTTCCGAACCCGGTCAGACCGGCAATAAGGATTGGTCAAAGGAATCGGTCGTTGGTGAACGTCAAGACCTTGCAATCCACGATGAAATGACAAAGGAGAGTGGTGAAAACCACAAACTTGACCGGTCAACGGATTTTTATTCCGACAATGAGGCTAACCAAATAGCCCGGCACAATGAGGTTCAGAAAATCAAAGACCGAATCGCAAGCCAGAACGACATAGATAAGGATGGTGGTATGCTGTCCTATGTTGTCATCAGTTTCAAGACACCGAGCGAGAAAGCACGGTTTATGGAATCCTACGGATTTAACCCGATGGCAAAATTTGTCAATGGCGAGGAATTTCAGCACAAACTGGAGTTTGGCGATGATGATGACGAATAATCCTAACCCTTAATAAAATCTTACTATGGCAAAGATAGACGAAATTATTCCTTTCATCCTATACTTTGAAGCCGGTGTGAACAAACGCTATCTGAATCTTCCCCCTGCTCAGATTTTTGAACAGGCAAAGAAGACCGGTTATGCAAACGACCCTGACGATGCCGGAGGCGCAACCATGTGTGGAATCACCATTGCGACTTATCAGGCATATTGTCGCAAGAAAGGCTACCCGGTTCCCACGGTCACAAGACTCCGCAACATCACCTATGAACAGTGGCGCGATGTCCTCAAGTCGCTTTTCTGGGATAAATGGCTCGCGGACGAAATCATCAGCCAGCCCCTCGCGAACATCCTTGTCGATTGGGTATGGGCAAGCGGTGTCAACGGAATCAAGATACCGCAGCGTATCCTCGGTGTGAAGCAGGATGGAATTGTAGGCCCCAAGACACTTGCAGCCCTAAACGCAAGCGACCCGAAAAGGCTGTTTGATGAAATCCACAAAGCACGTCTGAAATTCGTTGATGACATCGTGGCTCGCAAGCCGAGTCAGAGCAAATTCATCAAAGGATGGAAAAGACGCATCAATGCAATCACGTTCACCGGTCTGGTTTACAATTAAAACCGAACTACATCAAAGAATCTTAATCGGTCAGTCGGATTAAACCCCGGCTGACCATAACCCTTAAAACATCAGCAGAGTTAGACGTAGAAAATCAGTAGCTGATATAGCAGCACAGGAACAGCGCATCCTTTCATCGTTGGCAGGTCAGCGCAGAGCACTCGAAGTAACGAGTATCGCAAGTCGGTATATAAATAATATCGCTTCTACCCGAAGTTATCAACGTGGAAACGAAGCAACCATAGATAACCGAAAGTATTCACGCTCTACCTATATGGGTTTACGAAACGCACTGGGGGGGGCAAATGACAATCCTGACTTCATTCAGGTGTGCGTGTTAGAGAATCGGTCATCTCGCCGCATAGCGGAAATAGCAGGTTCGACTCCTGCACACGCAGCATAGTATAAATTCACATTTTTCATCATTAAAACAATGCCGAAGAAGCGAATTAGCAACAAGACACCACGGAAGCCAAAAGCACAGCCATCCTTTGATTATGAGGATGACGATTTCCTTACTCGCGTCGAAGCTCTCGCTTTTGAGGGCTTCTATAATACCGAAATCGCTGATGAATTGCAGATTAGCCGTTACGAATTAGAAATGGCTATTTCACAGTGCGAAAAACTGCGCAACACTTTGGAGTCTGCCCGTGCGCGTGCGCGTGAGAGTGGTGCTGAAATGCCATCCCCAGCTTTGTTTGCAAAGGTATGGTCGGAATGTAAAGGCAGACGCACATTGCTGATGAAAAAGTTCGGAATCGGCTGGACGAAGTTGCAGTCTTGGATTGCTCAAGAGCCTTTGTTCGCTGACATTATGGCGGAACGTGACCTTGAATTTTTGGAACAGCTTGATATTGCCGGTCGTATCCTTGCGTTGGGCGGTGTGAAAGGCAAAGATGAGTTTAAAGGTTGGAATCGCTTTCCATCGGAATGGATGATGCGCTTTTATCTGAACACCACCGGACGGAAGTATGGCTATGGTGAGAACCCCATTGTCAAAGAAGATGATGAAACCGGTATTCCAAAGGATATTGAACAGGGCATCGATATTGAAAGCTGGATAAGAAAGGAAATTGAACATAAGAATCGCAATACTGACCAATGATTATCAATCACGAAATATACTATCCCCTTTATACCGACAAGGAACATTTTGTCATTCTTGTCACGGGTGGTCGTGGCTCTGGTAAATCATTTGGAATCGGTGATTTCATTCAACGTCTATCCTTTGAATTGAAGCGCAGAGGTATTTCCAAAGCTGATGCTGACAAGATTGTGCATAAGATTCTATACACACGCTATACGATGACCAGCGCCAACATTTCCGTAATCCCTGAATTTCTTGAGAAGATAGAACTTGATGGCACAACAAGATATTTCCATACAACGAAAACGGATATTGTGAATAAGATGACCGGCAGCCGTATCATGTTCCGTGGCATCAAGACTTCATCAGGTAATCAGACCGCCAAATTGAAGTCAATCCACGGAATCACTACGTTTGTATGCGATGAGGCTGAGGAGTGGACTTCCGACCGCGAATTTGAAACTATCGCCTTTTCCATACGTCAGCCCGGTATTCAGAATCGGATTATCATTATTATGAATCCGACAGATAGCAACCACTTCATTTATCAGAAATATATCAAGGATACGCACAAGATTGTGTATTACGATGGCTTCCCGGTTCAGATTTCCACTCATCCGCAGGTACTTCACATCCATACGACCTATCTTGACAATAAGGCAAATCTTTCAGAAGAGTTCATCAAACAGGCGCAGGAGATGAAAGAGCGCGACCCGGAACGATACGCCCACATCTTCATGGGTAGATGGGCAGATGTCGCAGAGGGTGCGGTCTTCAAGAAATGGGGCATTGTTAATGAGTTTCCGCAGAACTGCAAAAATGTTGCGCGTGGTCTTGACTTCGGATATTCCAATGATGTCAGCGCGTGCGTAAAATGCGGTATCCTTAACAATGACCTTTACATCGACGAGCAATTCTACAAAACCGGGATGCTTTCTTCCGAACTTATCAAGACGTTAAGCGAAGATGATTCTTTCGTATTTGCCGACAGTGCCGACCCACGATTGATTGACGAGATTGCTCTTGGAGGCGTAATCATTTATCCAGTCGCAAAGCCAGCCGGAAGCATCATAGCCGGTATTGAGAAGATGAAATCTTTTGATAACATTTTCGTAACGAAGCGGTCAATAAACGTGCAGAATGAATTACGAAACTATGTGTGGGATAAAGACAAGGATGGCAACTACATCAATCTTCCGGTGGATGCCTTTAACCATAGCATCGATGCTGCCAGATACTATATTCTTGGTCGCATATTGGGTAAGATAATCAAACCTAAGAAAGTCAAGAAATCAGATTTAGGAATATTCTAACAACACCAGATATGAATAACTATTTACAGCAGATTCTAACTTATTTCCGCAACCTTACACTAAACTCGGTCGGTGTAAGCAGAAACCTGTATCAGCTTTTGCAGGATAAAGATATTAACCGTGCGCTTGAGATGCTTCAAAACCGTGATGATGAAGTGGATGAGGCTATCAAGGAATATAATCCGCAGACGCACGATGTGATGAAACGTCCTAACAAGTATCGTAAAGGGGATGACCCCTATATCACGGAAAAATTGCCACGAACCCGTGCGCGATACATTAACGAGATTGAGCTTTTCTTTCTTTTGGCTAATCCTATCCTTTGGAAGAAAGAAGATGGCGATGATGAAGCGTATGCACTCTTTACGGAATTTCTGGATGACCAATATTTCAATTCACGCATCCGTAAGGCTAAACGTCTTGCCGGTGCGGAAACTGAATCCGCAATCATTTGTCACGTCTATCGTGATGACCGCACAGGTGAACGTAAGGTGAAGACAAATGTCCTTGCCCGTTCCACCGGGTACAGACTGCGCCCTCTTTTCGATACGATTGGCAATATGACCGCCTTTGCCTATGGATATGCTACAAATGAGGGCAACCGCACAATCCAGCATTGGGATTTCCAAACGGCTGACATTCTCGCGTTCTGCAAGAAAGGCAGGATGGGATGGGATGTGGAAATTTACCCAAATCCCACCGGCAAAATCAATCTTGTCTATTTTCAGCAGCCGAAAGCATGGGATGGAGCGGAACAGCGCATCAACCGTGAGGAGATGCTTGACAGTAAGACCGGCGACACCAACAACTACTTTTCCGACCCAATCGCAGCAGCCACCGCTGATGTCATTCAGACGATGGTTGACCCCAATAAGCCGGGCAAGCTGATTCAGTTGACTGGTGCTAAGTCCAAGTTTGAATACATCAATCCTCCGCAGGCTTCCGAAACACGCGAATCTGAAAAGAGTGACCTCCATAAGAGTATCCTTTTTGACACGTTCACGCCTGACTTCGATACCGAAGCTATGAAAGGATTCGGAACTCTGTCCGGTGTGGCTATCCGCAATGCTTTCATACTTGGATTCATCAAACGCGACAACCGTAAGGAGGTCTATGAGGAGTTAATCGGACGCTTCCGCAACATCGTAATCGGCATACTCGCCTACCTCCATCCTGATAAAAAAGCGGCTCTTGAGTCACTCAAGATTAAGTTTGAATTTGCGGAACCATTCGCTGATGACAAACAGGCAAAATGGCAATCAATCGCCCAACTGTATCAGGCTGGTCTTGTTTCTTTGGAAACCGCTGTCACCATGCTTTCACTGACTGATGCGCCGGAACAGGAGATTGAGCGTCTGATGGCTGCGGCTGCCTTGAAAGAACAGCAGAAGAAGCCTGAGAACGATTCCGTCAACGATGACAAGAACCCTACTGAACCGGTGGTAAATATTCCGCGAAACTCAGTCAGTGCATAGCCTATTCTTGAAATTCATATCTGGTTGCGCCATACCTGAAAAATTCATCAGGTGTGGCGTTTTTGTAATCTATCATAGAATCAGTGAGTTAAACTATATGGTTTTATTAACTAATGTTAAAAAATAACTATATGGTTAAATTTTCTTGCCAAAATATTTGCACAATTAAACTAAATTGTATAACTTTGCATCGTAATCAATAACAAACCCCAATAAGTAACAAGATATGACAACAAGAGTTAGAATGGCAATCATGAGCCACCTTTCAGATGCACAGCAGATGATGAAGTATGACGCTGAACTCGCAAATCTTCACATCAACTTTGCGAAAGCACTTCTTATAAAGTATGATAACATTGATGCAGATGTTACCTACTCAGAACTTAATGACCTCTGGACTAAAGAAGTCGCTAATAACTAATTCTTAAATTTCTACCGCTATGACACAGACCAACGACATAACTGCAAAATTGATTGAAGCCGCAAAACACGTCAAGGTTGATGAAAGACCGCTTCGCGTGAAAGAATACCGCCTTATGTATTATGTAGGCGTGTGGTTTACTTCTGAGCGTTTTTGCGCTGAATCTGATGAAGAGGCTATCTTTGATGCTGACATGGCAGAAAAGAAAGCAAGCAATCGCTTACAATATGCGCTTTTCTGCGGTAATCGTTTGGTTAAACGCTATGCAGAACCATCTAACCCCTATTGTAGAATCATCGCTTAATCCCTACGACTATGGCAACAAAATTTGACTATATGCTTCTTGACCGTCTCGCTCAAGACTGCGAGTATTACTTAGGTAATGGCAACCGCAATGCCAAGCAGTTATGGGCTGGCAGTGAACAGGCACAAATCGACAAGATGCGTGAGTTATGGGATGGGATGCCTGACGATGGCAAACCGGAATGGCTAACAAGAGAACAGATTGATAATCTTGCCTTACAGATGGCCGGAAGATAAGAATGTAGAATACACAGGTATCATCATATCGATACTGATGATTAAGGCTGCCGGTCTGACCCCAGAGAAACTCAAGATGCTACGCGATGTTATCACTGATGAAATCTTTAGAGCCGGTATCTTCTGATGATGTTCAACGAAAGAAAACCTATCACAACGCTTGCAGGGGTGAAAGCCTTTGCAAGCTATCTCTTCTTTGACCTTGCGACTGCCTTTCATCCTGATGATGACTTCACGGAATATGTCAAGCATGAAGATGGCGGAGCTGCCTTTGCATCGGTCAGGGCTGAAAGATTGAATCAAAGAATGTCGGAATGTCGCCAAGTGTGCGATGCCGCAGGTGTCGATATATGCGAGCAGATGGGTGTTGCATTAGATTATTTCAATGCGATAGCATCCGGGGCAACTCCTGACGAAGCAAGAAAGGCCACTTATTTTGATTTTGACGGCTCGCAATGATGTTAGGTAGGCAGATGTACCACTTGCATAGAATAAAGCGAAATTTGGCACATCTGATGCAGAAATAAGGGTGTTTAGGATTTACGCCACGATTGTCATTGTAAGTGTGAATGAAAAAGGATGACATTTTCGCCCGGTCATCAAGGTTGGGAATGCGCATCGCGGAAAATCGCAAATCGGTCTTTTTGTTTATTTTTTCATCATACTTTTCTTTCATTCTTCTTATTCTTCTTATTCTCTTTATTCTTATTATTATTGTTTGTGGCGGTTTGACCTCCTATTGGATGGCGGTTTGACCTCCTATTGGATGGCGGTTTGGGGTGCGGTTTGTTGGTTGTAAAATTGTAGAGTAGTGGTGTAAAACACGCCAACACAATAAATTGTGTTGGCGTTTTGCTGGTTGTAATAAAAAAATCCACTGAATCCGGATATGGGCTCAGTGGATTTTCTTATGCAGATTGTTGTGCCGGTCAGGGCATACGGTTTCCGAGGATGAAAGAATGACCATCTCCAAGCTTCCGTCTGATGATGTAACCGCCCATTTCAAGTCTGTCCCACGCTTCTTCAACGTCAATCTTGTCGATTCCGAGTGCTTTTGAAATCATGTTGTTGGTGACAACGAAAGGTACTTCTCGCGACGACCTGATGCCGTTCCGCAGATATGAATATATCGCTACATCATAGGCGCTTAGTATGACATCTGTTGCCGGGATAATCTTTCCGCTGGCAAGGTCTTCACGCATCTCGTCTGCGAGCCTACGCGATTCCGCGAATATGTCGGCCATCGTTTCCGGACGTTGGATGCTTTCAAGTTCTTTCCATCTTCGGATAAGGATTGCCCGCTGTCGGTCATCATACTTTGATGTGACGAATAGCGTTTGTTCAAATGTCAGTTCATAACATGGTCTTTGCTTCCCTTGCGAATCTGTGTATGAGGTGAGGGCAAAATTTCCCTCACCTACTTCAATCCAGACTTTCTCCATCTTACGGATGACCTTTAACAAATCGGCATGGCGAATATCAAGAAACTGAGCTATCTCAAGACTGGTTCTTGTTGGTTGCCTGTAAATCGTTGGTACTACTTCCATAATCCTTGATATTAGTCAAATTCAAATTCATCATCATAAAGGTCAATGGTGGCCCCGCTGCTGAACTGGATGACGAACCGGTATCCGTTTCTACCGATGATGGTGCCGCGATGGTATCCGCGCCACGGCTCTTTCAATTCTACTTGCTTTCCGTATTCAGGGAAATTTGTATCTTCTTCGTACATTGCTGATGGGTGTTATGGGCGACCCGGATTGCAGAGCCGCCCGGTTAGACATTGTAATTATGCGGTCACTGATGATTCAATCAGTTCCGTGTCGATATAGGCGTTATCAACGTTGATTTCATTACCCTCATCGTCAAGAGTCCAGACACGCGATGTCAGGATTTCAAGATGTGGCTTGTTGATGCCGCCCACCGATGCGACCATATCATTTCCGATTTCCACGCTTACACAGAAATAGCCGGTCACTACCGGGGTGATTGCAGCCACCACTGCCGCCAGTGCGAGGGATGCTGCCTTTGAATTGAAACTTGTTACTTGCATTTTCATTCGCTTTATTGGTTGATTACATAAAAGTCTTTTCAGATAAACCATCCTCCCCAACTGAGCATATCTTCCGTTTCCTGAATATCCTTTGCCTCCTGCCATGCTTCGCGTATGCGGTATGATGCCTCCTTTTCAATGCGGTATTTATCCGGCTTGCCATAAGGGATTTCTTCATCATCTGCATTATAGTGATAGACGTTACATTCATTGATAGAAACGTCACCATCCTAATCATCAATCCATCCACTGACTTCACATGACAGGGCGTTTCCGTCTTCATCATCATATTCAACAGAAGTAAAGAATCTGCCCGGCTCACATTCATAGACGGCATTGATAATAGCATCTTCAAGGTCTTTCAGGTTGGGTATCATGTCAAGCCATTTTATAGAGGTTGCATTTCTTGAAAGAACGATACTCCTGCTTCTCGGTATCATAGTACACTTGCACTGTGTCTGCCGGTCTGCGACCGCTCCCCTGCGTTTCAGGGAGGCGGTGTGGGTCAAGTGTGCCGAAAGCCTGTCTGAGCGTTCCGTCAACTTTCATAAAGAAGAATTGTACGATGCCGGTGCGCATAGCTTTTGTAACTTTGGCGTTGAGCCATGCCACCTTGAGGGCTTCTGCCATTGTGAAGCCGTTGCGTTTTACGAACATCCATGCCATTCTCATAATGTTGGCGAGGGTTGATTTTCTTTCGTTGCTCATAGCCGTATCTTTTAGAAGTCACACATTACGTTGTATTCTTTGCAGAGCTGCTTGTAAACTCTTTCAGTCACATAGTAGATGTTGCCTATCCACTTGCTACGCTTCACGCGCCTTTTCCACACGCCACGTCCTGAAAGTTTGATGCTTGATTTCTGCACCCTGATTTCATAGTGGCTATCAATAGCCGTTACAAGTATGTCTGCCTTTGCCTTTTCATCATCAAGTGTTGTGCGCTTGTATTCGCCACGCTTGATGAAATTGTCGTTAGGTACAAAGTAACCTGTTGCTGTGCCATATTCGTTTGTAGTAGTCATATCTTATCGTTTTAGAAGAGTTTTACAATTACATTACCATTCTCAGCGTTGACAGAACCATCGTTGATTAAACCGCGATTCTTGGCGATTGCGATGTTAAGACCAGCCTCAGAGCAAACATCCATTGAATTTGTGAAAGGGGGCAGTTGAAAAGTAATGATTGCACCTGCCACGCCTCTCTGCCAGTTGTCGATGACGCTTGCGCGAAAAACATTCTCAAGGCGTTCAACCATGTTGGCTGATGCTTTCTTGAAGTCTATCTTATTTGTCTTTCTCATATCGTTGGTCTTTTGTTGTCGTTTAACTTTGATGATGCAAAGTTATAGAATAAAATCTATATATGTAAATAAAATATAGTCTAAACACTATTATTTAACAATTATTAACAATAGGCTAAAATCTATAAATAATAAAAATAATAGCGTTTAGTCTAATTTAATTTTGTAGATTAAATTTTTTTGTTTAATTTTGCACCATTAAAAATATAGATTAAAGGCTATGGATATAAAGCAAAGAATAAAAGAGGCAGGGATGACCGTCAGTGAAGTGGCGGCTCGGATGCCACGACCGGATGGAGGTGTGGGAATTGCACAGGCTTCATTATCTGCTATAATTAATGGCAATCCGACTATAAATAAATTGAAAGACATTGCCGATATTCTTGGTATATTGCTTTCGGAACTTGTTAAGGATGAATCTTCGTTAACTCAAAGGATTCACTGCCCTTATTGTGGAAAATCAATTCGTATAACATTGACAGCAGAAAAAGAAGAGCATCGGCATACACCGATAAGGAAAACTGTTGACTTACGTCTGAATACTGATGATGGTACAAAATATAGATATAAGCATCCCCATTCAAGAGAAGAAAGAATGGCTATTCTGGAACTTCAAACCTTACCGGGTGAGGATGGCATGGTTAGTGTCCTTAATACAAATCCCATTGATTCGGATGGAAACGAAGTATTTGATATAGAATATGACCGTTTGATGCCAATATAATTTTATCACAAAAATATAATAATATGAGAATATTTTCATTATTTATCGCATTTATGTTGACTTTCAACATATTCGCGGAAGAAGTCTTAATAGGGGGTTATCACGATAACAATGGCGATGGCGAACATAATGTTATTGCTCGGCTTAAAGAAAATGGAAGTAAGATTGATTGTATCTATATTTTTGTTGCTTCAACAATGGGCAACGGATACTATCGTATAGACAGCAATAAAATTCCGGAATTTGTGACTGCATTGAGTGAAGTAAAAACAAAATTTGAGGAATGGTCAACACAAGCAATAGACAATGGCATAGAAAAATTTACGAAACAAATCAGTGTTAACTTTCCAAAGGTGGTAGTTTATCTATCTGGAAAATCCAATTTCAATTTTTCGCAAAAGCTCAATGCTCTTTTTCAAGTTGACAATGGGATTCCTTGTGTTTGGATATACGCTTCAACATCAACTAATTTTTCCAAATATAATAACAAGAAGGAAGTTTTCTCAATGCTTTTTGAGAATCCATCTGACATAGATGGACTGATTTCTATTCTACGAGATGAAGAAACAATTTTGCAGTTAGCCCATAAAAATCTTCAAATCGAAAGGAAATTCGATGACCTCTTTCAATAGTTTTCAAGAATCCCTATAAACAATTTGCGCATCAGTCATCCGATTGGTGCGCTTTCTTTTTGTGCATACATGAAAGGCGACACGCATCAACGCGCATCGCCATCCGGCAGTAAAAAAAAGAAAAATTGTGTAGAAAGACTTATTGTTCAGAAGTTATTTCTTCATTATCAATGGTCAACGCGCAGAAGCCTTTACAAGCTCCACGGAAACCATTGTGGTATTCTTTGGCAGTCATACGCTTCTTGTTTGGCAACTGCAAAATATCAATCGAAAGCAACATATCCTGACAGGCGACCATCAGTTTGCCATTCTCCCAGAACCATTCTCCGGGTGCGCGGAAGCCGCGAGGAATGTCAGTAAGACTTGCCTTGTGAATCTTCACATCGGTTGCGGAATCTGCCTCAAGCAACCTTACCGAAGTCCATGCAGTCGGCACTGACCCTGCGATAGCCGGGGTCTTTGGATATTGTTCGCCACAAATAACTGATGAATGGGCGCGTATGAAGTTATGAACGACTTCTGCGGAATCAGTCCAACGGATAAAGGCATCATTGCGGTAGAGCATGGGCGCATGGCTCGGTTGAAAGAAATCGCATATAAGTTCTGACTGCGGAACTCCATTGCACGAATGACCAATACGCTGGATTGCATCATCCATCATATCCGCACCGAAATTGCGAAGTCTGATATGCACTTCTTCCGCGCTTTCTTCCGGGCCTATGTAGATTCCGAGGTTGTTGATGATTTTGCCTGTATCCACACCCTTATCGATTACGAAAGTGGTGATGCCGGTCATCGCGCTTCCGTCCTTGATTGCGGATGTGATAGTGGATGCGCCCCGGTACATTGGAAGAAGCGATGAATGGAGATTGATGACTCCCCATTTAGGTATGCGGAACAATTCAGATGGTAATATGCAGTATTCAACCACAACTCCCAACGTGGGATTCAGATTGCGGATTTTTTGAAGAAAAGATTCTGATTTAAGTTGAAGATGCGATGGCTGATATACAAGAAGACCTGCCTCTTCCGCATAAACACTGACAGGTGATGGGCAACACTTGTTTCCGCGACCGCAAGGCTTATTCTCCATAGTCACGACAGCAGCCACATCATATCCCTTTTCAACGAGCATCTTTAGAGTCGGCACAGCGAAATGTCCGTTTCCGAAAAATACAATCCTGATATTATTCCGATTCACCGGCTTTTCTTGGTCATATTCGGGATAAGCCGATATTGCGTCTTCCGGAACAATGCTATATCCATCGGTCTGATTGACCTTAACTAAGTAATTGCCATCTTCATCCGGGCAAAGGATTCTGCACGGCACGAAAAACTGATTTTCAAATTGGTCGCCGGCGCAATGCCCAACCACATTTACCAAATGACCAACGCGGTATCTTGGAGCTTTCATTTTGATGAACCGGTCTGGATGTCGATACGTGCGCCGCACTGCGGACAGATGATGATAGCGGAATTTGGCTCAAGGTAATCTGTGAATAAAGAAGATACCGGCACTTCCAGCACTTTTGCAATTCGCTCAAGCGTGGATATGTTAGGATTGCCCTTTTCATTAACGATGTTGCCGAGTGTCTGAGGGGTGATTCCCATCTTTTCCGCGAGGCTTTTAAGGGTCATGCCCTTAGCAGCGACAATGTTCTTGATTCTGAATTTTGCCATAGTAAAAGTAAATACTGATTTGGGTAGTTTCTTAATTTTTTTTGCAAAAATACTCTTCCATAGGTACTTATAACGAGTCTAAAGAGTGAAATATTGTTAAATACTGATTAAAACAATAGTAAATACTTGCTCAATAAATAATATTAATGTATCTTTGCAGCGGTTTAGTTATAGACCTAATGAGAAAAGATGAACCAGACAATTTGTGACATAGAAGAAGACTGGGATGATTACGCCTACGACCATAATTATGACCTCTATGACAGTCTTGATTATGAAGATGACCCGCGTAACCTGACCGACAGACCATCGCGATTTGTCAAACGTCATATCCTGCCCGGTTTGCACCCTTTGATTGAGGAAATCCGTGCGAAGAATGGCAAGGCTAAGATGGGCGAACAATTACGATGCCCTATGTGTGGGCGGTGGTTTGTCAAAAAATCATACCAGCAGATATTCTGCACAAAGAGCTGCAAGATAAAATACCACAACAAAAGACAAGTATGGTACTGAACGAAGAGAAAATGGAACCGGCTACGCAGAACGTGGCACTTACCATCGACCAGATGAGGAGTCTGATGTCGCTCGGTATGAATTGCGATGATGCAAGTATGGTCTATCATCCCGTAAGTCAGCACTGCAATATTTTCAATTTGCGTGTGACAAATATCGAGGATAGGAAAGATTTCTGGGATAATCCTCGTAGAGTGGCTATTGTCGGTGAGGACTATTACAACCGGGTGTATGGGCGTGACGTGCCGGCATACACGGCTGATGACATCTTGAGGAAGATACCTAAAGAGATTGCCATCTGTGGAATCAAGCACCGATTATTCTTTACCACAAGGTCAGTTCAGGGCAATCCCGAATATCAGGCATCTTACAACTTTGCGAATGATGATGGTAAAATGGTATCGGCAATAAATAACATCTGGAAATCGGATTCTTTTCTTTTACTCCTATACGGAATCCTTGTATGGAGTATCACAAACAAACATTTGCCATTATGACAGTTAATGAAATCTTGACTTTGATTAGCAGGATTGCTTTCATTTGTTGCATTACCTGTTTCATCATTTACTATATCCTCGTTGCCCGTCAGATTCGCAGACGACATAAAGCAGAAGAGGAACGTGAGCGTGAATATGAAGCATTGAAAAACCTAAGTGGCGATGACTATTGGAAAGCATACGCCGCATATAAGAAGAAGTATCAAAAATAAACCAATATGAAAATCAAGAAGCAGAAATCATTTAAGAACGGCACGGTGTATTGCCTTGAACTTGCCGATGGGATGCTTGTGGAAACGACAGACACGTTTCTGCCATTCTACACAAAGGATGCAATCGGACGCAAACAGAATTTTCTTGATAACAACAATCTCGGCAGTCGTGCGGAACGCTGGATGATTGGCGTATCGACTATGAGCGGATGCCCAGTCAGATGTAAGTTCTGCGCGACCGGCAATATGAAGCGTTATCGTAATCTTACGGCAGATGAGATTATCGGTCAGGTGGAATTTGCCATTGAAAAAGCAGGGTTCAATCCGACTGATGCAAAGGAGTTCAAAATCAACTACACCCGAATGGGTGAGCCTTTCTTGAACATTGAAGCCGTAAAGGAGGCTATCAAGCGCATTACGGAAAAATATCCGAACACCCATCACTATGTTTCGACCATCGGCATTGTCGGCAGTGATTTCTCTTTCGTGAAAGACAATATTACGCTCCAGATAAGTCTTCATAGTTTTGATGACGAAAAACGGAACTGGCTAATCCCTTATCCCAAGAAGATGATGATAGAAGAATTAGGTCAGATTCGCACGGAAAGCAATCTCAAGACAACCATCAATCTGACACTTGTGGATGAATCGGACTTTGACCCTGAAAAGTTGGCGAAGTATTTTGACAAGGATTTCTTCTTTGTGAAACTATCGCCCATCAATCCCAATAGCATATCAGAAAAAAACAACCTCGGTAACGGGATTATTGAGGGCGTGAACATTGTATAACTTTTAACAACAGCCTTATGGAAGCAATCAAGAAACAGCTTGAAGCAATGGGTTACGATTATGCGGTAGCAATCGCAACCAAGTCTGAAATTGAAAACGGAGCCGCTTGCGGTCAGCTTGCAATCATCACCGACTAACAACCATCTATTTTCTAACCCATGAGCCGGGGACGGAATATTTCAAGCCCCGGCTCATACAAACCAACGTAACTATGGTAAATGAAACTTTGGGTATCACTATAATGGTACTCGTTATTCTGGCAATCCCCCTCTGCATATTATGGGGTGCATGGAGCGTAAAGCATCACAACAAGAAGCTCCGGGAATATTATGACAATATCAAGATTGGCGACCGATATTCTTTTTCAGTTGAGCCGCTTCATCCCTTTGATAGCGCACAAACCCATTATGGCGAAATCATCAATAAGACGTTAGCAGGAGGAAAGCATCCGTGGGTTCAGATTCGCTACGATGATGGCTCTGTTGACCAAAATGAATTGCACGACTTCTTGAAATTGCATAAGAAAATATCCTGATTGGATGGTATGGAACTGACTCCGCGACAAATCAAGATGATGAAACACGCCATAGGATTCTCCTGTCCTAATGGCAGACCTGATAGATGGAAGCCGTCGGATGGATATGAGGCTTATCGCAATCGGTATTATGTCGACAAAAGGATGCCCGAATGGGAACGTCTTGTAACGGATGGCCTCGCCACTGCAACCCCGGATAATGATATGATTCTTTATCAAGTGACGGAAAAGGGTGCAAGTGTTTTGTCTGATATTCTTGAAACCCAAATAATACTTTGACTATGATATACGAAGAAATCATGTATGGCATTAAGTGTGACCGATGCCACGAAATATACGAGAATTGCGATGGTGCTACCGTATCGAACGAAAAGTATGATATGGAAAATGATGCTTGTGAGAATGACTGGCATGAAGAGAATGGGAAGCATTATTGCCCCAACTGCTACGTTAGATTTCATCAAGAATATTCAGATGATGATGTGATTGTGGTTAAGCCGATGATACATTATTCATTCTTCAAGTTCAGTTCTTTCGTAAACCAACTTACCGGTTGTTATCATCGATTTTCACAAGACGATACCCACTTCATCCTGCGGAATAATTATTGCTACAAGCGTATGGATAATACCCGACTTTCTATCCTGCGTGAAATTATAGCCGATTTTGTAGTGGAATATAAGCAACCGGAAAAAGGGTGTCAGGGCAGACCTTTTGAGCAAGAGATTATTCGCATCCCCAAAGATTTCAAGCACGCATAGTTATGGATAAAGAGAGATAGACCCCAGCCAAGAAGACCGCTATCTAATCTATTTCGGATTAACTCAAAAGGACGAATGGTTTTATAGCGATTGGCTTGAACCTTACACCGAATCTGTACCGAAATTCAATAAGGGTGATAAAATTCTTTGGCTCGGAAAGGAACGTATCATCAAAGATATTGTACCCGGTAATCCGATAATGTATGAATTTGAGGGATGTACTGGATTGCTTACGGAAGCGCAAATAGTATCCTGCAATACCTGCAATAAAAGTAGTAACGAACTTAAACACGGACTTAGACAAACTGTATAAGTATCTGTTCAAGTCTGATGGTTTCAAAAAAATATAATCAAATGCTAATTCAGATAACAAACCGCTGCCAAGAGGGATGCCGCCACTGTTTGCAGAACGCGCTGTCCGATGGCCCACACATGACGGAAGCCACATTCAGAAGAGTCATTGAATTTGGGCGATTCTTGAAAAATCCGTTATATGTCATTTCAGGTGGTGAGCCTACGGAACATCCGCAGTTCTTTGAGTTCTGCAAGATGCTTGACCGGCTTATCGGCAAAGAAGCCCATTTCAGTATCACGTCTAATGGTATGTGGTATCCAGAACAAAAAGAAATGATGGAAAAGTTATCCCGGCTTAAATCGTATGCTGGTATGCAAGTCTATTCAAATCCCAAGTGGTATAAGAATTATGATTTCATAATGGCGCATAAGGCAGATTTTGAGGCTATCGACAAGGTGACGGTTAGCAATGAAACCATCTATATGCAAGACCTCGGTAGAGCAAGATATGATGAGGAAGCACAGGCAGAAGTAGCCAAGAATCCCTATTTTATGTCATGTATCAATGGGCATCTTCTTTTCAAGCAAATGCAAACCTTACATCGGATGAAAGGAATGTTGACTCAAGGAACTTTCTGCAAGCCTTTGGTCGATTACAAGGGGGATGTTCATCTTTCTGAATCCTGCTTATGTCCATCATTCGGTAACGTGACCACTGACCTTTTTATGGATATTTTCAATCAGCTTCGGAACGCTAAACCTTGTCTTAAATGTGCCGGTGGCAAAAGATTTATCCAATCCACGCGCCCTGACATACTTATGGCAAAGAAACTTTTCGGAATGTAAATCTCCTATTATGGCAAATAAAGATAAACTCTACCTGCGAATGGCTTTGATATGGTCGGAAAACAGTTATGCTGTAAGACGACAGGTCGGATGCCTGATAGTTAAGGACGGTGTAATTATTTCAGATGGGTACAATGGCACACCGTCAGGATTCGCTAATGTATGCGAGTATGCCATATCTCCTTATGGAACGAAGACGGTGTACCCACAGACAACAAGCGAACTCCGCGACTTGCAAAATAAATCGTGGACGCTTATGACCAAAGATTGTGTGCTTCACGCTGAAAGTAATGCCATCACCAAACTTGCTAAGTTTGGAAACGCCGCGAAAGATGCTACCATCTATGTGACAGATGAGCCATGCCTTGAATGTGCAAAGCTGATAATTCAGACCGGGATAACAAGAGTGGTCTATATACGCCCTTATCGGGTTCACAAAGGAATCCGATTATTGGAAGAAGCAGGAGTGATAGTTGACAAAATCCCAATGAACGAACTTGAACCAGAAATATCATAATGGCAAAAACTATTTATCAAGAACGTGGAATTGAAGCCCTTGACGATGGGCGCATACTTCTGATAGTATGCCCAAAGTGCCATTGTGAAAACTATGCACCCAATGTCGTAAGTGGGGTTTGTACGTGGTGCGATTACAATGCGCATCAGGATATAGAACTAATCAATCGAATAAAACAATGCCAAAGTAAGAAACAATAATGGAAATCATCACTGAAAAGAATGTAGAAATCATTGAACAGTGGTATAAAGATGCTTCAAGTCAGACACTTGAAACCCTACCTCAGTTTATGAATCATGTCTTAAACGATTATAGGCATGACTACGGAACTATTTGCAAGGCTATCGGTGCTTGTGCAATCGCAGCAGCATGGGCGGCTAACGCATCGCCTCAAGGTGGCATCACAGGCTTTCAAGCCGGTGCAGTCATGTGGGAGTTTATCCGTAACTGGAATTATAGAAGAAACAAGTGCGGTCTGAAAATCGTGGATATTGATGATATGCTTTATCCTCAGTATGGTGCAAAGTTTGACAAAACCATCACGAAGCGAGTAATGGAAAACCTTGTCAAAGAAGCCAAATTACGACTTGCAGACATCAAAGAGGATTATCCCCTACATCCCGAAGTTAAGGCACATTGGCAACGCATTGCGGCCGGTATTCCTCCTTTCGGCTACAAAGTAGTTGAAGACAACTAAATCAACATAATACATACTTATATGAAATTTTCTATCAACAGCAAGGTTTTATTAAGCCGATTGGTTGCTTCTGGCAAAGCCATCAACAGCCGACCTACCATCTCAATCTTAGGATGTTTCTTGTTTTCCTTGAAAGGAAACATCCTTTCCATCACCGCCTCTGATGCAGATAGCACTGTTGTTTCAAGAATAGAGGTTGCAGATGCAGAAGCCGATGGCATGGTGTGCATCGATGCAAAACGTATCACGGAACTTCTCAAGTCAATGCCGGATTGCCCGGTTAGCTTCACGGTGAATCCAAACATGGAGGTGCTTCTTCGTCATCCGAAAGGCAAATACAATTTATCTGGCTTTCAGGGAAGCGACTATCCCATCAACGATGCAGTCAATCCTGACGACATCAAGGGTGAGTTTACTATTCCTACTTCGCAAATCCTATCAGCCTTTGATAAGGTTGGTTTTGCGATTGCAAGCGATGACTTACGACCGCAGTTAAACGGTATTTTCTGGGACATTAAACCTGATTCCATCACCTATGTGGCTACTGACACCCATGTACTTGCTAAGTATCGTAATACACAGATTGCTCCCGGTGTAGAAACGAGCTTCATTCTTCCGGGGCGTAGTATTCCCTTGATTCGTGCTTTCATCAACAAGCAAGCTGAAATAAAGGTTACGACAACTGGAAAGAAAGTCGTCATAGAGGGTGCTGATTTCAAAGTAAGTTCGACCTTGCTCAATGGCAATTATCCCAACTACAACCGGGTTATTCCGCAAAATCAGCCGGTAATCATAATTGTTGACCGCAATGACTTTTATGATGCCATCACACGTGTATCCATCTGCGCCAGCACTCAAGAACCAACCCTGCGTTTCAAACTGTCAACCGACCATATCGACGCAATCGCGGAAGATATTTGCTATAATGTTGGTGGTGAAGAGAGCATCGCTTGTGAGTATTCTGGTGCTGATATGAATATCGGCTTTGGGTCATCTTATCTCAAGGGTCTTGTAAATGCACTTGAAACACAGAAAATGGTCATCAAATTATCAACCCCTGATAGACCGGGTGTTTTCGTGCCGTCTGAAAATGACGAGCATGGGGAGCTTACATTGCTTTGTATGCCGGTGAACATTTCCTCCGCTAACTAAAAGAAATATGGCAAGAGTAATAAAGTTCCGTGGCAGGTCAATAGCAGATGATTCATGGGTGTTTGGCGATTTAGTCCATACATCCGACAACAAGGCTGCGATATGGCCGATAGAAAGTGAATCCCAAATCGGAATAGTGGAAGTATATCCTGAAACAGTGGGTCAATACACCAATCTTCTTGACAAATTCAAGAATGAAATCTATGAGGGAGATATTGTCCGTCAGGAATGGGAAACCACTATAACCGATGACTATAAGGATGCTTGGGATGCTTCTGGTACACAGACAGGCCCAGTCGTTATACGCACACAGGGCGTATGTATATCCCCTTGCGTAACGGAGAATCATACTAATGGTGACAAGACCATTACAAAAAACAAGCGTATATCCGGTTATCGTTGCGAGATTATCGGAAACAAACACGATGACCTCAAGAGCATAGAAAAAATATGTGATACTTAACTTACAATACTTCGGTTATTTTTTGTGAGTTTGTTAACGGCTCCGAGGAGCCAAGTGTTTAATCCGTTAAAAATCTGA